TCCAGGCGGGCTCGCCCTCCTGATGAGGGCTGTCGTAGCCCTCACGGAGGGCGCAGACGTGCTGGCCGGGCCGGACCAGGATGTGGCTGCCCTCAGGCGGTGAGGGAGGGGCTGTGGGGACGGCGCTGGCGGCGGCGGCCGCGCGGACCTGACGGAGGATGAGGGCGGCCGCAATGAGGGCAGCACCGAGCAGGACGCCCAGATAAATGATCATGTCGACAAGGGGATTCATCGCTGGCCTCCGGGCTGCTGAGCCCTCAGGTATGCCTCGACTGCGTCTTTCCGCAGCCGAATCGCGCGCAGCCCCATGAGGGACCGGTAGGGCCCGAGTTGGCCGGATGACGCGAGTCGGTACGTCGTGCGCAATGAGACGTTGAGGGGGGCGAGTATCGCGTGTGCTTCTCGGACGGTGAGGAGGGGAGGGGATTCGTCGGCCGTCACCACAGTCACCGTGCCTCCCGTGTCTGGTGTGTCACGCGAGACAGCATTACACATGATTGCCTATTTCGACAAGTTCGGGGAACCGGGAGGTCGCTCAACGGCGGCGGGGCCGGAGCATGGTGCGAGGCCCTGCCTCGGGGGTCGCAGGGCCTCGCGGGAGCGAACATACAGCAGGGCCCCGACCGCTACGGTCGGGGCCCTGCCTGCCCTCACACCGGCGCCGGGCACCCCTGCGGGGCGGGGCTGCCGACGGCCGCGTCGACCTCATGGCGACCGCAGTAGCAGCGCAGGGGCCGCTGGCACGGGGAGAGCACCCAGTTGAGGTCGGCCCCCCACTCCCCGGGCTGGGGAGGACACCAGCAGCACCGCCCACGGGTGTCACCAGCGAGGGAGATCGACAGGATGACGGCCGGGCCGTCGCACCGGAAACACCTCAGTCGCTCCGGGTCGATCGGCGCGAGCTGCCGCAGCGTCTCCCATCCGGTCGGGACCCAGACCTGGTCGGGGTCAGGTGCAGTGGCGCCCGCGCGGCGGGCGGGGCTGACCGGCGGCCGCACGAAGTCGCCGGCCACGGCGGGCGATGAGACCTCGGGTGAGGAGCTGACGGGCGATGCGCATGTGGAGGTGTCCTCTCGGGGGCAGCACGAGCACCAGTCCTGGTGCTCGTGCGTCTCGGTGCGGGGGTCGGGTCGCTCACGTTGCCACCTGGCCAGACCGGACCTGACGGTCTCCCACGTCGGGTACCCGCCGGTGGCGTCGCGATTCGGCGGGGAGACACCGGCAGCACGGGCGAGCCGCCGGAGCAGGGCCTGGTCCATGCCGTCCAGGTGAGCGGGGTCGAGGCCACGGTGCCAGGCGTATTCGGCGATCGCGAGGGCCTTGCGGGTCCGGTTGGCCTCGGCTCGGTCGTCGTGGGCCGGGTCCCAGCTCACCGGAGATCGACCCTTACCGACCAGCGGCCGTAGGAGGCCCGTAGCCGGTGTGAGCTGACCTTGAGGCCCGGACGTGCCATCGGGATGGCGCTACAGGCGAGGACGGCCAGGATCAGCCGCCCGCGGGGCATCGGGCAGGACATCGACCACGTGCGCCCGGGGACCGGCGGGGCCAGCCGCCGGGAGACGTCGTAGACGGCCTGTTCGATAGCCTGGCGCGTCCACCCGGTCAGGGGCCTGGAGGAGCGCCAGTATCCACCCGCGTAGATCACGGTGAGGGTGCGGTCGTCGTCGGAGAGGAGCACGAGGGCAGGGGCGGGGGCTGGGGGTGTCGTCGTCATGAGCCTTGCTTCCGGTTCTTCACTGAGGCCAGGGACATCGTCGGGCTCCACGGGGCGTGGACGTGCTGCTTGGTGCCGTCCCAGCGGACGGTCGCCAGGCCCTTGGGGCCCTGCCTGTTCTTGGCGACGTCGATGATCATCTCGTCGGGGTCGGCGTCATCTGCCTCCGTGAGGTCCCGATGCAGCAGGATCACGCGGTCTGAGTCCTGCTCGATGGCCCCGGACTCCCGCAGGTCGGTGATCCGCGGACGGCGCCCTTCCTTGGCACCCTCCCGGTTGAGCTGGGCGAGGACGATGACTGCGACCCCGGTCTCCTTGGCCAGGAGCTTGAGGTCGCGGGTGATCTGCGCGATCTGCTGCTCCCGGGGCAGCCGCCGGTCGGCCGGCTGGATGAGCTGGAGGTAGTCGATGATCCAGACCGACGGTGGTGATCCGATTTCCCGGCCGAACGTCCGGATGTCGTGCCGGATCGTCTGGACGGATGCATACGGGCGGTCGGTCAGGTGCAGCGGGGACTCGGTGATCTCCCCGGACACCCGGGCGATCGCCCTCCACTCGGCCTCGGTCAGCGCCACCTTGCGGTGGTTACGGATGCGCCCGTAGTCGACCTGGGCGAGCTGGGCGAACGCTCGCTGGAGCAGCTCAGGTCGGGGCATCTCCAGGGAGGTGAAGCCCACCGGCTCCCGGAGGTGCGTAGCGAGGTGCATCGCTGACTGGAGCGCGACGGCAGACTTGCCGACGGATGGGCGGGCGGCCATCGCGGTGAGGGTCCCGGGGACCCACCCGGTGATGATCTCGTCGAGGTAGGGGATTCCCGTCGAGTGCGCGGGGATGCCCGCCTCGATCTGGTCGATCGCTTCCTCGACTGCCTGTGCCAGGTCGTGGGAGGAGTCCGGGCCGTGGAGCCGGTCACCGGCCCAGCCCAGCTCCCCGGTCGCGACGGCGTAGAGGTCGGCCGGGTCGGTGGCCGGGTCATACCCGGCCTGGGCGATACGGGTGCCGACCTCGGCGAGCTGCCGGAGGCTGGCCAGGCGACGCAGGATCGCCGCGTAGTGGGTCGCACTGGCCGCGGACGGCACGCCTGCGACCAGGTCGTGGAGTGCCGTAGGTCCTCCGGCCCGGTCGAGGTCACCGGTCTGCCGCAGGTGATCGGCCACGGTGATCACGTCGACTGCCTGCCTCCGGTCGAGCAGCGTGGCGACGGCGTGCCAGATCAGCTCGTGCGCTGGCCGGTAGAAGTCGGCGGCCTGGAGGCCGAGGTCGACGCAGTCCTCCAGCGCGCGGGGGGAGAGCAGGCAGGCCCCGAGGACGGAGGCCTCAGCCGAGAGGTCATGTACGGGGGTCAGGTCGCTCACCGGCGGAACACCACCCCGGAGGTCCGGGCCTGGGCGACCAGGCTGTCGGTCGGGTCGACGGCCCGGGTCGGCTTGGCCGGCCCCGGGCACGGGCCGTCGTTCCACAGCTCCCGGGACAGCCAGGACGCCGCGTAGGGACGCAAGCTCTCCTCGGGCAGGTTCGGGTCGGCCGCGTACCGGGCTGCCGCAGCGATGATCTGGCGAGCGAGGCCCGGGCGCCCCCGGGTCACCTGGCGCCACTTCGTCTCGGCCCGCTTGCGGTCGGCGTGCCGGGGGTACGCCGCGTAGAACTCGGCGAAGGTCGGGCCTGCCTCGGAGACAGGGGGATCGATGAGCGCGGGTGCGGCCGGAGGCTGCCCCGCATATATGTCTCTAGAACCTGTCTCTTGTACTTCTTGTTTGACCCCCAGTTTACCGACCGTCGGCTGACCGACCGTCGGTCCACCGACCGTCGGCGAACCGACCCCCGGAAACCCGTCTTCGGTCTGACCTGCGGCTTTACCGTTCGCGGCTGCGACCTGGGGCAGGACCGGCATCGCGGCCGGGTCATCGGTGAGGTCCCACACCCAGGCCCAGTGCCCACGCTCGCCCTGGACCCGGTGACGCGCGAGGTAGCCCGCGGCCTCCAGCTCCCGCAGGGCGGCAGCGATTGCCTCGCGTCCTTCCTTGCGCTCTGTCGCGAGCTGCTCGGCTGAGGTCCGCCAGTCGGCGGGCCGGGACAGGACGGCGCAGAGAACACCCAGCGCGCGGAACGAGAGCCGGGGGTCCTGGAGGGCCCGGCGCTGGAGCGGTGTGATCGCGTCTCCGGCGATCGCGGATCGACGGATGCTCACGGCGTCACCAGGCGGGTGGCGTCGCGACTGTCGGGGGTCTGAGGCATCATTGGCCTTAGCCCCTCCTCTCTGGTTGTGCAGGGATGGAGGGCGGGACCACAGGCCCGGGGAGTGCTACCTCCCCGGGCCTTCCCGTTGGTTGCACATCGTGCCAGCAACCCAGGAGCAATACCAGCGGATCGTGTCTGTCCGATGGCGCTAAGTTGCCCCAGGCTCAGGCCGCGGCCCGGGCCCGCCGGTCCAGCAGCGAGCGCGCGGGCACCATCAGCTTGCTGACCGTGGCCCGACAGAGCATCGTCTCGGCCACGACATCCGCGAACCCCATGCCCCGCTCGATCAGGTCCGCGACGGTCTCTACCGTCGCCGGGAGCTGGGGCCGTCCCCAGACCTCCCGGTAGTCCAGCTCGGGGTGCCGGTCGAGGTAGGACCTCTCGGGAGCCGACATCCCGCCGAAAATGCCCCAGCGGTCCCTCGGCTTCTCCGTAGCCATCACCCACCTCGCGCACTCGTCCAGGACGGGGCAGTTCCGGCAGACGGCCTTGGCGAAGGCCTCCTCTGCTGTCCCGATGTCGGCGTGCCAGGCGTCGGGGTCGGATCGTGCGCAACGTGCGTCCTCAGTCCACGGAGGGGGCGTCAGAGCCCCGGTGATCTCGGCCATGTCTTGATCTCCTGTCTGCTCTTGGTCCGGCGTGAGGGGGGACGCCGGGGTCGGTCATTGTGTCCGGCTGCGCGGGTGTCGGCTGCTGGTGAGGTGCCAGCCGTCGCAGACGGTGTGGTAGTACGAGCGCTGCTCCTGGTGCGGCTGCCCAGCCCGGGCTCTCCTGCACTGGATGAGGGTGAGCTGGACGAGGGCTGTCCAGGCGTCCGGGTACCGGCGCTTGACCCGCCCGGACACCGGGTCCCGACAGAGCCGAGGGCCCTCGGGCAGCGCGACCGGTGGCAGGGGGACCTGGCGCTGGCGGCGGATGCGCCTCCACTCCCGGTAGGCAGCCGGCCGATCCGGGTCGTACCGGCGTCGTGGCCGGCTACGACGCACGGGGGCAGGCACCTCGAGGTCGGCGTTCATGCCGGGACCCGGTCTCGTGCTCCCCGTGACCCGGCGAGGATCCGGCGGGCGTGCTTGACCCGGTAGGAGGTCCAGGGCACCTCGACCGGGCCGGAGGCGCTCGGGTAGACCGTGACGAGCCGGGCGGCGATCTCCTCGCTGGTCCAGTCCTCGGCTACGAGCCGGGCGACGGCGACCAGCTCCTCGGCCGCTATGGACCGGGGTGTGTTCCGGGTGACCGTGGTCAGGTCGACCAGGAGACGGCCGTCGCGCTCGATGAGGTGGAGGACCCACCCGTTGACGGGCGGGATGCCGTGCTCTCGACGCCAGGCAGCGCGCTCGGGCTCGGTCAGACCGGCGACGACACCAGACGACGCTCCTGCGGCCTCCCTGCTGGTCAGGACGTCAGCGCGGCACTGGGCCAGGACCGGACAGACCGAGCACAGCGCCCGGGCCGTCTCCAGGTCCTCAGACCAGCGCCGCAGGGTGGTCCCGCGGCGTGTCTCGACGGGATAGGTGCCGTCTCCGGCACCCGCGTAGGCGGCGGCCTCGGGGGTCAGTTCCGCGAGGTCGAGGCTCGACGTGAGGCAGGCTCCTCTGACCTGCCAGCCCCCAGGGCGGGTAATCGCGGGCGAGCCCGCCCTGGGGGCCAGAGTGGCGAGGGTCATCACGCACCGGTGCGGGCACGGAGCCGCTGGATGAGCGCCTGCTTGGTCCCGGAGACCGGGAGCCCTGCGTCCCTGCACGCAGCCCGGAGGCTGACCAGGGGGAGGACCCCCAGCCCGTCTGCGGGCTCGGGCGTCTCCTCCTCGGTCTGGCCGGCCGACTCGGTGGCGGGAGGGCTGACCGAGGGCTCGGGCTGCTGCGGGTCCCCGGTCTGCGGGGCGTCGTCGGTCTGAGGGTCGTCGGCGTCAGCGATCACCTGGAGGATCCGCAGCTTCGCGGCAGCGACCGTCGCCGCTTTGACCTTGGTGTCGAGGGCAACGACGAGCCGCATCGCGGGCCGCACGGCCTGGGTACCGGGCAGCTCCGGAGCGACCACGGTGTACCCGATGTCCTCCCCGGTCTCCTGGTCGACGAGGACGTCGACGTGCTGGGGGACCAGCTCCCCGGTCTCGTCCGTGGTGACCCTGACGTGGTCGACTGACCATCGGTTCCAGGCTGCCTCGCAGAGTCCGGTCACGACCTCGGCCTCCTGGACGTCAGCCCAGTCCCGGACGGCGGCGAGGGCCTCACCCGCGCGGTCGGCCGGCACCCTGATGGAGACCTCGACCAGGCTCGGGGAGACACCCGCGAGGTACTCGGCCAGGGCACGTTCCTTGCTGACGATCACCCGCGGGGATGCTCCGTAGCCGTCGATCCGGGCCGTCCCGGATCCGGGGACCTTCCAGGTCGGGGCAGCGCCCTCCTCTGCGATGTACCTGCGGCCTCGGCCGTCGAGAATCTTCCGCAGCTCGGAGATCTCGGTCTCGGCCGCCTTCTTGCGGGACTCGGCATCGAGGTACCGCTGGAGCAGCTCGTCGGTCCTGATGGTCATGACTGGATCTCCTGTCTGGTGCTGGTCGCGGCCGCCCGTGCCGCGGCCGAGATGGTGAGTCCGCCCTGGCCATCGACGTGCTTGGCGCAGGCAGCCAGCCACCCACCGAGGGTGACCGGGCGTCCGGGGACGATCAGGCCGACGAGCGCGGCGACGTCGAGCCAGTCGCGGTGCTGGCCGAGGAGGACCTGGGTGACGTCGATCTCGTTGAGGTCCCGGGCCCGTGCCTCGCGCCACGTAGCGCGGATCTTCTCGGGGTCGGTCTCGGCCGCCGCGAGGACGCTGATCGCGGTGGCCGTGCGCACGGGCTCCGGTGTCGGGGCTGGTGCCTGAGCCGGTGCCGGTGCCGTCGCGGGAGGCCGCTGCTGCCCCGAGGAGCGTGTCTGCTGGCGACGCTGCTGCCGGGCCTCGGCCTGCTGCCCGCGCCTGCGGGAGGCCTCTTCCTCGGCTTGGGCCTGGGCCGGGTCGAGTCCCTCCCCGCGGTCCTTCATCGACATCGCGCGCTCGGACTTGGACCACAGGTAGGTGCCGATGCCTGCCCTCATCGCGGCGTTGCGCAGCGCATCGCCGATGATCTCCTTGACGGCGTTGGGCCCGGACTTGCCTCCGGCGTCACCGACCCCGACGAACATCTGCCCGAGCAGGGTCATCCGGATCCACATGGAGCCCTGCTCGATCCGGGGCGTCCCGTTGCGCATGACCCGGTCGACCATCTCCGTGCTTCCGGAGGAGATGGCCAGCTTGAGGAGGTCCGGGTCGATGTTGAAGGCCATCGGCTCCCACGACCAGAACGGGTCGACCTCGTAGAGCCGCATCGTCAGACCGGCGTGCCCGACGTACATCAGGTGGATGCACGGCATGGCGTGCCACCCGCCGCACTGGATGCCGTCCCGGTCCGGGCGGTTGCACTCCCCGTTCTTGTATTCCTTGGTCAGCGGCTTGGGGAGTAGCTCGATCTCGTCCTGGGCGAACGGGCGCCGGGCCCAGGCCCACAGGGGGGAGCTGGCGGGGACGGGCTCGGTCGCGGGCAGCTCCAGCGGGGCCGGTGCCACGGCCGGGAGCTGGGTGACGGTCGCGGCGCTCACAGGACACCAGCCGCGTGAGCGTCGCTGGCGCACAGGCCGTCGGCAACGGCGTTGGCCCCGCACCCGGGGGCAGCGCAGCGCTCCGGCGGGAGGATCGCCATCTCCCCGGTGAGGTCGGTGACCTGCTCGGGGGTCAGGTCGGCCGCGAACGTTTCGGCGACCAGCGTGCTGGCGGCCAGGATGGCGAGGGCCTGCCCGCGGATGAGCCGGGCCTCGGCCGTCTCGGCCTGGTGGGTGAGCAGGTCCATGGCCGCGCGGCGCAGCAGCGGGTCGTGCCCGAGGACGTGGAAGAGACGGGAGATGACCCCGGTGGTGTCGGTGAGCCGGAGCCGCGCGAGGTAGTCGGCGTCCTCGATCGTGTCGAGGAGGACCTCGACGGGTTCGGCCTGAGGTGGCCGTTCCTCGCAGGGGAGGAGCAGGTGCATTACGGTTCCTTCCTGTCTGAGTTCCCGGGGGTTGCTGGCTGCTGGTCCCGGGGACGTGGCGGGGCGGGGGGCGGCAGAGTCCAGGTCATGCCGCCCCCTCGCCCAATCAGTGGGGGCGGCCGTTCGCCGCCGGTAGGCCCAGCTCGTGCGCGAGGGCGGCACCGAGCTGCTGCGTGTCGCGGACCAGGGCGAGGACGTCCTGGGCGATGCTCTCCAGCCGCTGTGATTCGGCGGCGAGGCCGGTGCCCAGCGCGGTGAGGATCCTCCGTCGCAGGTCGGGGGTGATGGGGCGTTCCTCGCGTTCGATCCGGCACATCCGGGAGGCTCCGATCCCGACGGCGGCGGCCAGGGTTGCCTGGTCCATACCGATGGCCTCGCGGAGCGCCCTGATCTTGGGCCCGGTGACGGGCGCGGCGGTTGCCGCCGCGCCGGTAAGGGATGGGCTGTTCATGCGTCAATTCTAGGCAATGAAGGGCGGAAAGACCAGCGAAACCGGTAACCTCACGGTAAGTGGTCGGCAACCCCTTGTCATCGCTCCCCGTGACGGGACGACTTGCGTTGCCACCGATTGACCGGCCAGGATGCCGCCCATGGCCAGCAACCTGGGGAAACTGATCCGCGAGCAGCGACGGCAGCGCGGCCTCCGGCAGGAGGACCTCGCCAGCGCAGTCGGCCGCTACCTCAAGACGATCGGCAACTGGGAACGGGGCAGCACGCAACCCTCCAGCAGCGACATCGCCCGCCTCGGTGAAGTCCTCCGAGTCGCCTTCCACCAGGACCCGGAGACCGGGGACTGGTCCACCCACCCCACCGAGCCCCCCCGCATCGAGGGCGCCGTCCCGTTCGCCGTCGACGGCTCGGGCGTCTACCTGTACTTCCGGCCAGGATTCCTCGACCAGATCGACCATGATGCCCTCGACGAGGCAGTCTCCGGCGGTCGGAGGGAGATCTACCGCATCGTGGACGAGATCCGCCGCAGACGGGACAGCCCCCGTACGTGAGTGATCTGGCAAACAGTTCCGCCAGGGGTCACACCGAGTGCATGATTGACCCCACCCGGCGAGCAGCGCAGATCACGGAGGTACCACGATGCCCCAGGTCGATCCCCCTGATGTACCCCGCATCGTGATTCTGGAGGACGGCCTGGGCCCCGACATCGTCGCCGCGTTCCATCCCGACATCGGGCTGCTGCTCCCCACCCCACGATGCACGACCCCCGGAGATGACTGACCCGAGACACCACAGGGGCCCCGCCGGTCGCGGACAGGATCGCGACCACCGGGGCCCCTGCTACGCCTGGGGGGCCCTCGACCCCCAGGCGTCCTCCTCGCCACCTCTACGAGGAGGAGAACCACCGCCACACCCGACGCAGGAGACGCCCGACCGCGGCGAGGACCGCAGCGAGCAGACCGTCGGCCGGCTCCGGAACAGGAGCGGGCTCCGGCACAGGACCAGGCTCCGGAGCGGGCTCATCCAGCGGGACAGGTACGACGACGTCACCGTAGTCCCGGAGGAGCCTCCCCAGCGTCGCCCAGGACATGCACGCCCGGCCGTCGACGCCCCAGCCCGGGCCCCAGGAGTTGGCGAACCAGACCAGCTCGTTCTCGACGTCGATCTCGTCGAGCACGACCTCGTGCCCTCCCCGGACCAGAGCCCCAGCCGCGATCTCGATCAAGCCGTCGTAGCGGGGCCGGTCGAAGCTGGACCACCAGGTGGTACCGAGGAGGACCGGCGTGAGCTGGAGGGCCAGCAGCACGTCGGCCAGCCCGAACGCCCACCGGTATCCCGCGATCCACCCCGCCTCCTTGGCTGCCTTCGCGACCGCGAGCCCCGAGCTGCCGGTGTCCTCCGGAGGCCACCGGCCGTCGATGCCCTCCAGGTCGTCCAGGACGGTGGCCCGTGAGTAGAGCTGCTCAGCAGCGACCCGGTCGAGGACCACCCCGGGCCGGTAGGCAGCCAGCGCTGGGTAGCAGGGATCCGTCCCAGCGTCGCCGACCATCGCGTGCCCGGTACACGATCCGAGGTCGCCCTGGTCCGTGACCGGGATGAACCGCGGATGCCGGACCGAGACCAGCGGCGTACCAGGGTCCCGGGGCGGCACCCGGTACTGACGCGACCGCGAGTCATGGTGGATGTGCCGGCCGAGCCGTCCCGCGCCGGGCACGGGGCTGGGCGACTCCTCCAGCCTGATCCGGCGGATGCTCACGGCCTGGCGACGCGGATCACGCGAGGGCCGCCGCTGGCCGGGCCGACCTGCCCGCCCGAGGTCATGGTCCGCAGCAGCGCCAGCAGCACCGACGCGGCGACCGCGATCGCCGTCGCCTTCGCATCGAGGTCCAACCACCCCTGCCAGTCGGAGCCGGCCACCGCGACGAAGGCGCCCGCGAGGGTGACGAGGGCCCGCTGCCACAGCGTGGTGGCCTGAGCAGTCATGAGCCACCCGACCACCGTCGCGGCGGACCCACCGACCAGGAGCGCGACGGTACCCGCGAGGTCCAGCCCGGAGACCTGCCCCGCGGCGACGAGGGCCAGCACGGGCCCGACGACGTCGACGGCCTGCCGCCGGAGCCGGTCGACCAGCTCCAGGAGCCCCGCCTTGGTGAACGTGCCGATCATGAGAATCCTCCTCCGGGCCGGGCACGGCGCCCGGCAGGTCCACATGGTCACCCCGACAGGGGACGCCTACCCGCCAGCACCGATGACGTCCCCGAACGACAGGACCGCGATCAGCGCCATGGTCGCGCCGAACACGACGGCGGCGATCGCCGTCCACGACGGCTTGCGAGCCGCGGCAGCCCGCGCCGCGTCCTGCTCGTCCTTGCGCGCGGACTCCAGCCGGCGCACGTCCTCATCGTGCTTGCGGCTCAGCGCGTCCAGCGAGGTCCGGAGCTGAGCGCTGTGCTGCTCCAGGAGCCCGACCCTGCTGTTCGTCGTGGCCTCCAGGGCCTGGAGCTGCGAGGTCAGGCTCGTCACCTGGGAGAGGACCTGCGTGACGATGCCCTTGACCTCGCCGACCATGACGGCGATGTCGCGCTCGTGCAGGCCTGGGCCCTCACCGGACATGACTGGATCTCCTGGGGGTCTCAGGCCTGGCCGGCGAGCGCGCCGAGCCGGACGAGGACTGCCTGCGCGCCTGCCTCGGCGACGGCCCGGGCCTGGGCCTCGGTCAGCCCGCCGGGAGCCGCGAGGATCGCAGCGAGCAGGCCCCGCAGCTCGGTGATCTCGACCCGGGCCTCGACCAGGCCAGCCGCGATCGCCTTGACCTCGGTGAGGATCTTCGGGGCGAGGCCTCGCTCCTGGTCCTCCCACCGCTCCAGTTGTGACAGGACGGTCGTCCAGGCGATCTCCCCGATCTGCTCCCCGGTCACCGGGTCGAGGTTCTTGGTCTTCAGCTTGCCCACCGCTGCGGCGACCGCGGCGATCGCGGCCGGGGTCAGGTCGACAGTTGCCATCGGGTCCTCCTGGAGGGTTGCGATCGCGGACCGGAGGTCACCGGTCCACGAACGGTCGATCTTGCGGGCGGTCCATTCGCGGTGCTCGATGCATGACCCGGGCCAGGACGGGGGGCTCCAGCCCATGACCTCACACAGCGCGCACGCGGCGCGGTGCCCCACCTCGAGCAGCGCATCGGGCCAGGCGAGGGACGTGCCAGGGTGGAGGTACTCCAGCCCCCAGAAGTACGGGTTGCCGTCGACGTCGTCCGAGCCGGGGGCAGCCCCCGCGTAGGTGCCGGTCCGGACGGCGGCGAGGGTCCGGCTGGAGCCCATCCCGGCGTGGTTGACGTTGCCCCACCCGATGAGGTGTACCTGCGCGGTGCTGGTCCCGGGGATCATCGCTGGCGCGAGGTGGCACAGCGGACCGGGGATCCCCGCGGCCCGGGCCTGCTGGCACTCCCCGAACCCGCCTGCGAGGTGCTCGGAGATCAGCTCGGACAGCTCGGTGTCGGTGAGCTGCCGGCCAGCGACAGCGGTCCCGATCCTCTCCCCGGGCGTGAGACTCCGGGCTGCCGACACGGTGCCGACCCGCAGCAGCCGGAGCATCGCGGCGATACTCGCCTCGCTGGTGAGCAGCGCCGCCGACCCCGCGGTGTGGTGGTGCATGATCCCGACGGGGGCGAAAGTCCCCGGAGTCGTATGGCCGTACCAGGCCGCGCCGTCCGGCTGGTACGGCCGCACGGTGCATCCCCAGTCCTTGAGCGCGGTGACGACGGCACCCGGGGTCACGGTGCTCGACAGCGCGGGCATCAGGCCGGTACCCGTTCGAGCTCGAACCACGACCCGGAGTGCAGGATCGCTCCGGTGGCTCCGGTGGCTCCCTGGGCCCACTGGATCCGCACGGGGTTCGTCGTGACGGTGATCGTGCCCTTGAGGGGGCACGCCACCTCGGTACCGGCTCCGACCCCACCCACGAGAGTTGCGGCGGCGAGCGCGGCAGGAGCCCGGTTCACAGAGGTCGCCGACCCTGTTGCTCCGGTCGCCAGTCCGTCGAAGAGGACCTTCCCGGACCCTCCGGTGGAGACGACCTGGAACCTGATGTCCTCTGTTGTCGGGGCGTCGTAGAGCATCATCCCGGTGATCTTGTACTTGCCCGCCGGGACGGTCAGCGTCAGCGCGATGGTCCCGGTGCCGACGGTGTCGTCTCCGGCCGACTGGTTGTTGGCCTTCGTCGAGTCGCCGTCCTTCTCGACCCGGTACCGCATGACCGGAGCGGTCTGCGGATCCGCACCATAGAAGAGGACCTGACCGGAGCCGGCTGTCGCCCACTTGAAGGCCCGCATATCCGGGACACTGGTACTGGACCCGGCATAGTCGAGGACCTTGATCCGGCCGACGACCCGGGTGACTCCTCCGGCGGAGTAGATGTGGTTGTGCGTCTCTCCGGCGTTCTCGGCGAAGGTCGGAGAGATGACGGTGAGGTCCCCTCCGGTCTGGTGGATGACACCGAGGTCCCCTCGCCCGGTCGCTGCCGGGTCCTGCATCGCCCGGAAGAACCACGGGCTGTCGAGGGTGACGAGGCCACCTGCGACCCAGAGGTCCGCGCCGGGGGTCGGCCGTGGCGAGACGTCGCTGTTCTGGCCTTCCAGGATCGCCCGGACGAACCGGAGATCTCTCCCGCCGTTGACCCGAACGGGGGTCGCGCCGTCCCCAGTGATGTAGGGAATGCCGACGGTCGACTTCGTCATGTTCTCGAATATCGCCAGGTATTCCGTGTCCGCGAGGTTCGGCGAATCCAAGAAGAATCCGTTCGTCCACAGGTGGTTGTCGGATCCCCAGAACCGGAACGGCGTATCGTATGCATTGTTGGAATACCCTCGCCCGGTCCAATGGCACCCGAGCATTCGGCCGACGAAGTGAGTCTTCCCTCCGTTGATTGATATCCCGTGGAAATGCGAATAGGAGAGGATCGGCCCGGTCGCGCCATCCGTAACCTGCTGGAATAGGTCAGTCGACGAGTTGGCAAGCTGGAAAGAGATGTTGTGTAGAACGACATCTCTGGTCTGAACAGATGCCCCCTGCTTGAGCCGGAAAACCCCCTGGGTCGCGGAGCAGGTCAGTTGCGCGTGAGAAGATGACGCGAATTCCGACTGATTGATCGGGCCACCGGAGATGATGATGCCGTCCTCCAGGTCGATCGGCGTTGCGCCGACCGCGAGCGTCTGGACGACCTCCGTGTTCCAGCGGATGACGGGCCGGACGGTCCAGACGACTGACGTCGCGGCCGTCACAGCAGCCCGGAACTTCGCCGTGAAGTCGGCCCCCGGCATGTCCTCCACCCAGAGGATCCCGGGCTCCGAGACACCTCCCGAGCCCCCGGCCGGAGCGGTGTCCCAGCGCAGCCCGGAGGGCGTCGAGGCGTCCGCGTAGAGCATCTGGCCGTCGCTGCCGACCGTCAACGCGGTCAGCGTCCCCGGGCCGGTCCCCGTGAGCAGGTCGCCCTTGGCCGCGAGGAGGGCCGAGGTGATCCAGGCCCCAGCCGCGGCATCCACAGCAGCCTGGACGGCCTCGATGGAGGGGATGGGCCCCCAGTCCGTCTGCCCGACCGAGTCGGTGACCCGGACCTTGACCGCGTGCACCGCGTTGACCGTCAGGAACGCATACCGGCCGTAGGAGTCGGTCAGGAGCGGGTCCTCCGCGGTAGCCGGCCGCCCGTCGGGGTGGAGCAGGTACTCGGTGGGGATCACGAGGAGCGTGCTCGCGTCGACGACGTCATAGGGGGTCGACTCGATCGTGTTCGTCGGGTCGGAGCGGTCCCAGATGAAGTCCTCGGGTCGCCCACCGTAGGTACTCACTCAATGCCTCCGAGGTGTCAGGAGAGGGGGAAACGGCAGCCGTCGAGGAACGCCTCGTCCTGGGTGCTGACCGCGCTAGCAGCGTGGAGCTGAATGACCCCGGACTTGAATAGCTGGAGCATTCCTGGGGATATCACATTGGTCATTGCGCACGGGATCCTCGGGTACCAGACGTCAGGGATCGCAGCCGTCAGCGTCGATGAGACCGACGCGATGCTCAGCCATGTGCTCGCGGGGAAGCTGGCCCCCGACGACCTCTTGATGACGCCACGCAACTCCAGGAAACCGGCGAATACACGGTACTGGGGGACGCGCGTGCCCTGCTGAACATACCCGGAGGCCAGGGAGAGATTCGACCACTCAGGATTGATCAGACTCTTCCACGCCATAACACCAGAGTTGTACCGCCTGACCAGGATGTCGTTGTGCCTGATCGCGAGGGCAGCGAAATACGCATCCGTGGGGAGGTCAGTAGTCGCCGACGCATAGGTCATCGACCCGCAGTAGGTCCGGTGTTCCGTGACCATCGATTGGGTGACGGAAACATTTCCGGTCCGTGTGATCCGGGCGATGGAGTGCTCCCAGACACCGGTCCGGGACCGGGTCAGCGCGGGGGGCACGGCACCTGACCCGGCCGGAGTCCCTGGCTTGACCACCAGCGTGACTTCCTGGTCGACAGGGTCGTACTGCAGAACGATGAGGTCGACCCTGGTCTGAGCGACCGTCGGAGCTACCCCGACCGCGGCGACGTCGAGGGACTCCGTCGCGGTCGAGACGAAGTGGACCCCTTCGATGATGGCCTCTCCGGCGCTGACCTGGACGGTCGTGTCTGCTCCGGCCGCGGTGACCTTGAGGTAGTCGTCCGTCGCGTCGTTGGCGACCCCGTTGCCGACCGTGGCCCGGAAGAGGTCTCGCCACCGGTCCTGGTACATGGCCGGCTGGTCGACACCACCCTCGACGCCCCAGGGGAGCGAGGTCATGACCATGAGGGCCTCCGGAGTCAGCAGGTAGGACTGGACGCAGGATCACCCTCCGGGGCGTAGCCCGGAGCAGAGTCGCGAGTCCTCACCAGGGTCGAGAGACCTGCCGGACGAGCTTGCCGACGGACCGGATCCGTCGGTATGGCCCAGGTGACCCGGTAGCTCCCTCGGCCCCGATCACCGGCTCGATCCGGACACCGTCAGCAGCCACGGTGATCTTGACCTCGCGGATCGTGTCGGTGGCGATGACGCCCTGGTCGAGGACCCGCTGTTCGTAGGGCACGACGTCCCCGAGGAGGTAGTCGACTCCGTAGCTCGCGTCGTCGGTGTCGACCACGGTGGCTGCGAGCATCGCCGTTGCCCGGCCGTCGAGGAGGACCTCGTCGCCAGCCTCGGTGATCTCGTCCGGGTCGGAGGTCGAGCCCTGGTCGAGGACCCGCTCGATCCTGCGGCGCCAGAGCGTCTCCCTCGACGCATCCGACATCTCGACCAGGGAGACCTCGGAGGAGATGAGGGCCCGGGAGCAGGTCGGCGCAGCGACGGAGTGCGTGCCGGACCGGACGGCTCCGGAGTCGACGGAGAGCAGGACGTCGGAGCGGGTGGCCGGCACCGTGAACCGCAGGAGCAAGGACCCGTCCGGCTGGTGGAGGACCTGGAACCGCAACCCGCCGACGGCGCAGATGTGCTGGACGACCTCCAGCAGCGGCTCGTTGGCGGATGCCTTCGCCAGCAGCGCGCCGCGGGCTCCGTCGGCTTCCAGGGCGAGGCCTGCGACCCGGCGAGCGACCAGGGCGCCGGGGCCCGCGTTGACGTTGATGAAGGCCCGGGCGACGGTCTCGGCCGCAGCCGTCCCCGACCCAGCCGGCCGACGGTAGAGAGTGCCGGGAGTCTGTGCCGTCCACGCAGACGACGGCGACCCGTAGGTCACGCGATCGGCGAGGTGCTGCTCCCAGGAGACACCCGCGACGACGAGCTGCCCGTCCCAGGGCGCGTCCTCGCCCCAGGACTCGGCGGGTTTCGTCATGGGGCCCGCGATGATCGGCTCGCCATCCGGGTAGTCAGCGTTGGTGACGCGGATCCCCGAACCCGGTTCGTTGATCACGGCGCGGACCTCCGAGGGGATGGACCTCGCCGCGACGGTGTAGGACCACGTGCCGATGTCGTTGTACCGGGGCAGGAGGACCCCCGTGACCTGCTCGATGGCCCCGACGGGAACCCGGTCCGGGTCGAACACCTCCCACACGGTACGCACGGCGGGCCTACGCGGTGAGGTAGCGGGGCTCGTAGGTCAGCTCGACCAGGGTCCCCGGTCCGGCTCCGGTCACGGTCAGCGACACCGAGTTGACGCCCGGCCGTAGCTGCCACATCTGCGGGGTACCTACCCTGGCCGACCACCACGAGGCCCCGCCCGGGCCCTTGATGGATTGCTGGCCCTTGCGCATGTCGACGGTCAGCGTCTGGCCGGCAGCCAGCTCGTGAGCCCCGGAGAGGTCGAGCACCAGCTCCTGGTCGAGGGTCTCCGATCGCAGGGTGGCCGTCCCGTCGGCTGGCCCCGTGATCCGCCATACCCCGGAGGTCGGGACGTCTCCGGCGACCTCGAGGTCGGATGCTCCGAGGACCGACCCGGAGCCGAGGGACACCGGGAGGATCGGGAAGAACGGCCCGACCTCCGACTCCTGCCAGGAGACGATGTGTCCGGGCCCGTACCACCAGGGGTCGAACGCGCGCAGGAGGACGGCGTAGGCGCGGTACCACAGGCCCCTGCGGTCGTTGATGCCCTCGCCCTCGGCTCCTCCGGAGTAGGCGCAGCGCAGCTCGCGCCAGGTGCCGTCCACCTGGTGGACGCGGTACCGGCCGAGCTGGGGGACACCGTTGGCCCCCCACGGGCTCAGGCTGCGCAGGAGGTGCTGGTGCAGGGCCCGCCAGGTGGTGTGGTCCTCTGCGTGGACGAGCAGCGGCAGGACGTAGGTCCTGGGGACGGCGCGCACCCCCCGGGGAACGGAGCCGTCGCCGTCGACCAGGTCGTCCTCGACGAACGCGGGGGTCGGCATGTCCTCCCCCGCGCGGTTGCGGCCGATGTCCAGCCCGCCGGGGCAGTCGGTCAGGTTCAGGACGGCGCCGCTAGGGGCGAGCCACTGAGCCCCGATGCGGTAGGCGGGAGCCTCTACCGGGACCGGTGGCTCCGGCGGGGGGAGGACGAGCTGGGAGTAGAGGATCGGCATGAGGGCTCACCCCGCCGCTGAGAGGTCTGGGTAGAGAGCGTCATCGAGGTCGTCGAGGGCCCTCAGGATCGGCAGAACTTCCTCTGCGGACACCCTGGTGGAGAGGCTGACGTTCATGCTGCCGCGCCCGGAGGTGCTGACGGCCCCGGACGGGGAGATCGCACCCGCGACGGCCCGGGCCTGGGCCGGAGAGAGGTCCAGACCGAGGGAGCCGTTGACGGCCTCGGCCAGGCGCCGGGCCGCGGCCTCGGCCTTCGCCCGGTCCTCCAGGCCGGAGGCGAGGAGCCCGACGAGACGCTGGCCGGCACCACCCCGGTTCCAGGAGGTCAGCGGGCCGCGCTTGACCGGGGATCCGGGCATGAAGTCCGCGATGGCCGAGGCGACGCTGCCCATCGCGGACGTGATCCCGGATATGCGGGACTTGATTCCGTCGATGAGTCCCTGGATCAGGCGTGCTCCCGCGTTCCATAGCGTCCTGCCGAGGTCACCGAGTGCGCTCCTGGCCTTCCCTGGGATCGACTTTATGTAGCCCATAGCGTCGCTGATCTTGGCGCGGACCCGGGCGGCGAACTCCCCAGCCTTGTTCCCCGCGTTCACTAGCGAGGAGCCGACGTCGAGGAGCCACCCGATGAACTTGACCAACCAGCCGATGACGGTACCGATCGCGGAGACCAGGCCCCCGAGGAGCCACCCAATGAACTTGATCACTGGGGGCAGCACTTTCCCGAGGATCGCGGCAGCGAGATTGAGGATCCACCCGATCACCTTGATCACGACCATCACGACCCGCTCCAGGGTCGGCTGCCATTCGGCCCACTTGACGAGGAGGTCCTGGACGGCAGGTAGGACCCTCGACTGGACGAGGTCGACCAGGGCCTCGAACACGGGCTGGAGCTTCGCCGCGACCGAGGCGACGATGGCGAGGACCGCCGGTATGAGCTGGCCCGTGACGAAGCTCGCGAGGCTCCCGAGGATCGGCAGGATGTTCCCGGAGATGATCCCCCAGACCTGGAGGAACACGGGCAGCAGCGATGCGGTCATGAACGCGGCGAACGCCAGGAACCCGGGGAGGAGCTGCCCCGTGACCATGGCCTGGATGTCGGCGATCGCAGGACCGAACGTCGTCAGGAGGAGAGCGCTGACGGTGGTGAAGAGAGCACCGATCCGGCCGAGGCCTTCCCCGAGGCCTCCTCCTCCGGAGAGCAGCTCGGAGATGCGGGTCATGGCCGGGCCGAGGGCCCCGTTGATTGCGAGGACGACGGCCAGGACGGCGGGGAGCAGCGCGTTGCCGATGGTCGTCTTCAGCTCGGACCACTGGGCGCTCAGGATTCGCTGCTGGTTGGCCAGGCCACCGGATGTCCGGGCGAAGTCGCCCTGGGCGTCCGTCGTCTGGGCGAGGATCTCCGCCTGCGCAGCCAGAACCTTATTGGCGGGGGTAAGCGCAGTCTTTGTCGAATCAATGAGACCGAGCTTTAGTGCGCGGTTTCTAAGTGTGGCGTCATCAAGCAGGACACCGTATTTCCTGATCGGTTCTGATTCGCCTCGGAGGGCGGCACCGATCGACTCAATCGCATCCTCAGGGGATGTGTTATAGAAAGAGGCGAGGTCGGCAGATAGAGTCGACATCTCCGAGGAGAACCCGACGAGTTCTTTACCGGACAGCTTTGCCGACTTACCGAACACACCGAATGTGGCCGCTGCATCGATCGCCTGGAGCCTGGTCTGCCCCAGGCCGAGGACCGCGTCATCCGCGAAGGTGCGGATGGCGTCGGCGCCTTCCTGCCCGAATACCACGTTGATCTTGTTCTGGGCCTCGGCCAGGTCCGTGGCCCCCGAGACGGCGTCCTTGAAGAATCCCAGGACCGGAGCCGCGACGAACCCAGCGGTCAGCGCAGCAGCGAAACCCCCGACCGCGAGGGCACCGAGCCCCCCGAACCCCTTCTTGATGCGGCCGCCGTCCCGCCCGGCCGCATCCCCGAACTCCCGCCCGGCAGCCTGCCCGGCGTCCCTCCCCATGTCCTGGCCCTCAGCGACGAACCGGCCACGGCCATCCCGTAGCCGGCCATCACTCGACCGCCAGAACTCGTCGCCGAACCCGTCGCCAGCAGCTCGACCGGTGGTCTCCCCGATGTCCTGCCCCGCCGCGCGGAACGCCCCGGAGGAGGACCTCAGCTCGGCCGCGGCCCGGGCACCGAACCCGTCAGCGGACGGGCGAAGCTCGACCTCAGCCCCCGCGACGATCACTCGCGCCTCCGCCTATGTCCGCATGGCCCGTTCCTGAGCCTCGATGGCGGCGGGGGTCAGCCCCCAGGTCGACGGATCCGGCGCCGTGTCCTCGCTGTCGAGCTGGAGCCTGAACCCCAGGTCATCCAGCCACTTCGCGGTCTCCTGCCGGACCTTCGGCCAGCTCACGCCGCCCTCGATCTCTCGGCACACCATGACCCAGGCGACGTCGAGGAGGTCGGGAGTCGCGAGTCCGTCGGGGTCTACGCCTTGGAGGAGGAGCGACCCCCGGATCCACGACCGGTTGACTTCGGCCCACGCGAGGAGCGCGAGGGCCTCGCGGTAGGGCGGCCCTGGAACGCCTCCCTGGTCAGCCAGTCAGCGACGTCGACGATGACGTCGCTCGGCACCCGGTACCTCGAGGAGTCGCTGTAGTAGGAGAACCGGCGGCGGGAACTCCACTGCGTGATGTCGGCGAGCCGCGGGTCTACCGGCAGCGGGTCCCCGGTCTCCGGGTCGACCTCGTCCTGACCCGGGGGGACGTACTCGATCTGCAGCCCGTCGGTGTCGACCAGCGCGTCGTAGAGGAGCCGGGCAGCCGCCTGGATCTGGCGGCCTGGGTCAGCCCCGGACCGCATGAACGCGAGGATCGCGCCGCCGCCTGGGTCCTTCCACGCGAGGAACTCCTCCGTGAGGCTGGCCTCCTCCTCCGGGTCGTAGATCGCGACCCTGAACGGGTGCGTGTCGTGCGGGGCGTCCGCCCCGAACGTCGGGACGGCAGCAGATGGCTCGGTCATGCCTGGGGTCTCCTGTCGAGCGGGTAGCTGGAGGTGTTGGCCGGCTCATGGTCGCTCAGGCCTCGGACACCTACCCGGCGGCCAGCGGCAGCGCACGGACCAGGAACTTCGTCCCCTTGGTCCCCGGGTGGTTGACGCGCTTGGCGAACACCACGGCGAGCCCGTTCGGGGCGGACGCGGGGAACCGCAACGCCTGCCGGGCCCTGGGTCTGATGACGTGGGGGTCAGACCCCTCGTGGTGCCACCTGGCGTAGGCGACGTCCGTGCCGATGATGACGACGGGGACGCCTCGCCATTCCAGGCGCTTGACGATGCTCGCCTGGAGGAGCCCGGTCCGGTTCCCCGCGTACCGGCGTGCCCCCATCTGCACGTTGGTCCCGCGGCGCATCAGGTCAGCGACGATCCCTGCCCCACCGGGAGACCGGGAGAGCGCAGCGATCGGGACCGGCCTGACCACGATGTGACCGAGGACGAGGTCGATCACGGTGCCATCACCTGGGTCACGGTGACCGCGACGGTCAGCGACATCGCGGAGAACCCGCCGGAGGGCCCGGCCGGGAGTACCTGCCCGAGCAGCACGTCGGTGGGGGCTCCCGGGGCCGAGGCAGCCCACCGGGCCCGGACGAGGTGCAGCAGCGCGGCGTCGGTGAGTGCCTCCTCCCCGGAGGCCTCCAGTGCGGCGACGGTCGGGGGCTCGCCCCTGGAGGTCAGGGCGGGGGCACACCTGACGATCTGCGCTACGAGCTGGGCCGCTGGCAGGTGGGGTACCCCGCCCGGAGAGACCATCGACCCGGGGGCCTTGGCGGTCCCGCCGCCCTGCATGGCAGCGGAGATCCCTTCACCGAGGACAGCGAGCGCGATGACGACCTGGTCGCAGTCCCAGACGACCTCGGCTGGGTGACCGGCCGAGACGTAGCGCCGGGCGGGCAGGGTCACGCCCTCAGCGGCAGCGCAGACCTCGATGAGGTTGAGCAGTGCCGTACCGGTCCCGTAGACGTCCAGGAGCGTCACCGGGACTACCGGTCCTCGGCCGACCGGGCGAGGAGCGCGAGGACAGTCTTGCGTGCCCGCCCGGCCTGCTCTGCGGCGAGGAGCTGCGAGGCGTCCTGGGGGTAGACCTCGATGTAGGCGGCGGCCGTCGCCCCGGTCGCGAGGATCTCCCCGATCTGCTCCGGGGTCAGCCCGTCAGGCCCCGGAGCGTCCTCCTCCGGGGCGGTGCTGCCCTCCCCGGGGGCGACGGGGGTCTCCGGCTCGGGTGCCTGTTCCTCGGCCGGCTCCGGGGCAGCAGCGGCCTCCCGCGGGCCGTGGCCGGCGACGAAGGCCATCGCCGTGACGACGACGTCCCGGTGGGTGGCTCCGGTCACCGCCGCGGAGAACTCGGCCCGGACGGCGTCATCCCAGACGAGCGTCCAGAGTCGCTGCGCGCGGTAGACCTCCGGGCGGGACGCGCCAGCGCGCCGCAGGATGGCCGAGAGCTGCCGGATGTCCATGAGGGCTCCTAGAGGTAGCGGGTTGTGGTCCGGTCGACGTCGGGAGACCAGACAGTCGAGGGCCGCCGGAGCTTCCCGGGGTTGACCGCGGCCAACCACAGGTCGACCTCCGGGAGACCACTCAGGCCCTCCCGGAGGTAGTCCTGCGGGTCGAGCATCGCGACGGTCATGCCCTGCCTGGTGATCGTCTGGACGCGCTGCGGGAGCGCACAGGACTCGGAGCCGGCCAGCGCGAGCGCGATCTCGACCCCGAGGACCTCCGCTGCCCGTGCCCCGCCGTAGGGGGGAGCAGCCCCGAATGCGTAGATGACCTGGACCTCCGACCCTGTCCAGGCGATCGGGTCTCCTGCTCCGTCGAGCCTGCGGAGCCACCGGCCGTTCTCCAGCCGGTAGCTGACCGCAGGCAGGAGGATCGTGTTGACGTGGACCGAGGTCACCGAGGTCACCGGGTAGTCGGGCAGGGTCAGCCGCGACCCCGGGTGCCTGCTCGCGGGTCGCTGACCGGTCCCAGGCAGCGGCAGCGGCAGCTCACCGCGAGGCCCGGCCTCGACGACGAGGGTCCGGGTACAGCCGGTGCCGCGCCACCGGCCGCCCGAGAGCCGATAGAGGATCTCGGAGGCCGCGAGGAGCCCCCGGTCGACCATGGCCGCCGGGACGCCCGTGAGCCTCGCCGTCGAGGCCGGAGACAGGTCAGCGGCAGCGACCCATGCCGCGCACAGGCCGCTACCCGCGGGCGTCGGCTCGGCCATTACGGAGCCGCGACGGCCGCGTACCCGTCGGTGACGGCCGGGAGCGAGGCGACCCGGGCCCACTGCCAGATACGGTCCGACCCGTAGGTCCAGGTGTCAGCAGGCGGCGCCCACCCGGTGTTCTTCCCCGCGCTGCCGCTGAACACCGGGTTGTGCGCGGCGTTCTCCAGCGTCTGCTCGTCCTGCCCGAGGTCCTTGACCCGGGGCAGGATCCACTGGATGTAGGGCGTCGAGGCCGCAGGTGCGCCGTCGATGACGGCACGGGACCAGAACTCGATGCTCACGCCGTTGGGCATCGGGTCGACCCCGATGTCGGGGGCCTTGTACCCGATCGGCGTGGCGACGTCGAGGATGACGGCGCCACCGGAGAGCAGCTCCTCGACGAGGGGGTCGGGGGTGCAGAACTCGATGCTGACCTCGGCAGCCTTGAGGACCCGAGGAGCCTTCCAATGGACACACAGCTCCCCGCCGCCGTTGAGCTGCTCGATCTCCTCGCCCTCGACGTACTGCGGCGTCCAGGACGCCTTGACCAGCGCGTCGGTGACGACGTAGGCACTGGCCGAGACAGCAGGAGCCCCGGTCGCAGCGAGTCGGGTGATGCGCGTCCGCAGCGCGTGGATGCTGCCCGCGCCGTCCCAGCCAGCCATGTCGGTCTCCTTCGGATCAGGTGAGGGTGACGCGGACGGCGTAGATGTCCGGCGCCGGGAGCGTGATGTGGACCAGGCGGTGGGCGTAGACCGTCGCCCGGTTCGTCTCCGGGTCGATGACCTGCCCGACTGTCACAGGGTCGACGGTCACCGGGCCACGGCGCACCGTCGGGCGGGCCGTGCCGTAGACCCATGCCTGCCCGGCCGCGGCCGCCGCACCGAGGGGCGACGTCCCCGGGTACCCGGGAGAGAGGACGACCCGAGTGTCCCGCTGGGTGAGCAGGAGCGCCCCGTCGCGGCGCACGTAGTCGGCGAGCTGCGGCAGGACATGCACCGCGGCATGGAGGGTCAGGACACCGACCCCGAGGAGCCCGGAGAGCGCCTGCTCCAGGAGCCCGAGCCCGGTCCGGACCGACACGGCACCGCCAGCGTTGACGTCGGTGACCGCGGCACCTGCCTCCAGCCGGGGGTTGAGCAGCCACGGGCTGTTCGGGTCGACGCCAGCCGCCTGGACCGCGAGCGCACCGGTCCAGAACTCGTGGGCGATCGCTGCGTCCTCGATCGCGGCGAGGCCAGCCCGGGCCCGGGCCTCGAGGTCCTCGACGCTCATGCTCATCACGGTGCACGTCGACGACGGGCCCTGGAGGACCCACGGCATCGCAGAGGACACCTCGCCGTCGTTGAGGTCATGCCCTAGGCCGCGGTCGTCCTCCGGGTCACCACAGGGGTCGTAGAGGTCCCACCCGGAGACGATGGGCCCCAGGTAGCCGGTCTCCTCGTCCCGGGCGAGCAGGTCTCCGGGGGTGTCTGCCGCGGCGAGCAGAGTCCCGGGCGTCACGAGGGTGACCGGGGGCGGGGGCACGGTTCTCATTGGGTCTCCTGGACGTCTGCGGGTGGTGGCCGGCTACCGGCCGGGTGGCCCCCGAGAGGACCACCCGGCCGCTGCTCCTCCTACGCGACGGCGGCGCAGTCGATGCGCCCGGCCGAGCACCCGGTCGGGCTCAGCTCGGCGACCAGACGCAGCGCCTCCGTCCCCCGGAACGCCAGGCCGTGGAACTCCTCGCGGAAGGTCTCGTAGGCGTTGACCGCGTTCAGGTCGGAGTCGCGGACGAGCCCCAGGTCGATCGTGCCGCCGTCGAGGTACAGGAAGTCACCGGGCACCCAGAGGAACGCCTCCAGGGTCGTCGGGAACGCGGGGACCGCGGCGCCGTCGACCATCGCCGCGTAGAGCTGGGCGGCGACGATCGGGGGACCGACCTGCGCGGCCCGGCCGTCGAGGTGCCAGATCGGCCGCACGTTCCGGTCGGCGAACCACGACTGGATCGCGGCGTCGGCCGCCGCGAGCGTCGCGGGCGTCGACTCACCGGCGGCGAGGTCGGCGCGGATGAGGTCCTTGAGCCAGCGCGGGACGGCCATGTTCAGGGTCAGCGCGTCGTCGAGACGGTGACGGCTCTTGTACGCCGCGATGAGCCGGTCGAGGGCCCGGAGCAGGTCGCGGGTAGCGGAGTACTCGACCGCCGACGTGACCGTGAGGGAGGCAGCACCCAGCCACCCGAGGATCTTGTTCTCGGCGATCCGCGCGTAGGCGATGTCCAGCGCGGCGAGGTTCGCGGCGGTCATCTCCGGGTCGAACCGCGTGGTCACGTTCCTGAACCTCACCCGCGCGGTGGTCGCCTCGACGTAGAAGTCCTCGAAGCCAGCACACTGCGCCTCGATGATCGCCTTCGTCGGGTCCGCGCCGCCGGGGGTCGCGGCGTTGATGTCGTCGGCCAGCGTCCAGGAGCCGACTCCGGCAGCCCAGTCCTCGAAGTTCGGGCCGGGCCGCAGGCTGACACCGCCGCGGTCGGCACCGAACACGGGCAGGGCATCCCGCAGGGGACGGGCCGCGGAACCGGCGACCGCGACGTCGTAGACGTTCTCGATCGGGGCGCACAGCCCCCCGGCCGCGACCAGGGCCTCGGGGGTGAGGGACCGCTGGAGCCTGGTCTCGTTCGTCGCGCCGTCGCCGTGGGTCAGGGACCGGTCCTCCGGCCAGTCGATCGACGCGGTGACCACGGAGATACGCCCGGTCCGGACGCTCCGGGACCGCTGGATCTCCCGCGAGAAGGCCTCGACGACCTGCGCCCTGGTCGTGACCTCGCTGCCCGAGGCCGTGACCGTGGCGTGCATCAGGGACGTGGCCGGCTCACCGGCGGGTCGCCGCGGGTCGGCCGTCGCGGGGCGCCGCAGGGACGACATCGGGGCCCGGGCCGGGCGTCGCCCGGTGGCACGTCCGGAGGCAGCGAGCTGCGCGGGCGTCTCGCCCTGGTCCTCGCCGTCGCCCTCGCCCTGGTCCTCGCCGTCGCCCTCGCCCTGGTCCTCGGCAGGACGGAGCCGGTCGAGGGTCGCCTGACGGCGGGCCTCCAGCTCCTGCTGCTCGGCATCGCGGCGGTCGCGCTCGGCACCGAGCTGGTCGGCAGCGTCAGCGACGGCCTCCAGTGCGGCGACGTTCTCCAACGAGGCGGCTTCGGCCTCCAGCCGCTCGGTCTCCTCGGTGATGAGCCGGTCGAGTTCGGCCAGCTCCTCGATCGTGAGGTTCGCGAGGCCCGCGGCGAGCAGCTCGGTGATGCGATCCATGATCTTGCTCCTGGTCGACGGGGTGAGGGAGAGGGCCCGTCGGCCGACGAGGTCCGCGCCGCGCAGGTGCCCTGCCGAGCCCCTGGTCCGCTAGGCAGGCCGCGGGCTGCTGGCACCACCTTGGATCTCCCGGGCCGGACAGACAGGAGAGTCGCGAGTCCTGACATGGGTGAGGGGCCCGCCGTAGCGGGCCCCTCACCGTTGACGACACCCCCAGGGAGCCCCCTCCCTGGAGTCCCGGGAGACCCGGGGCCGTCAGGGTAGCGCTCAGGCAGGGACGGCCAGAGCCAGGGACGATCTTCCTTCCCAGTTCGTGCCGTTGATGCAGACCAGCTCGATCAGGTTGGTCGTCGCGACCAGGGACGGCGCGGTCCCTGCCGGCCACCGGACGCTGGCCGGCCACGTCACGGTGTAGGGCCCGCCGATGCCCTGGACGATGAGCAGCGACAGCCTCTTGCCTGCGACCGGCGGGATCGTGAACGTGGAGGCCGCACCGAGGGTCAGCCGGTGCATCGGGTATCCGACGTCGAGCGTCTTGGCCGCCCCGACGGCCGCGTCGACGGAGACCGGGAGGGTCTCCAGGTTCCCGATCGCGGTCTTGAGGCTGTCGTCGAGGTCCCCGTAACTGATCGACTGCGGGTCCTCCGGGAGGGCACCTGCCGAGTCGACCTCCAGGGTCGTCGTCGAGGCGACTCCGGTCATCGCCGTGACGGCGACGCCTCCGGTGTTGACCGTCCGGGAGTACCCCGGAGGCAGCGGCTTGAGCCCTCCCGCGCTCAGGATGGCCGCGACGGTCCCCGAGTTGGAGACGGTGATGCGGGCGTTGGCCCCGGACTCGATGGCGGACGGGGCGAGACCGACGGTGTACCTCACTGGGTGGCTCCTCTGTTGGCTCGGGCAGACCGGATACGGGCGAGGTGAGCGGCCTTGGCCGCGGGCAGGAGCGGCGCGACGGCGGCAGCGACGAGGGTCCGGACCTGACCGGCGATCCTCTCGGTGTCCGGGGCCTGCCGAGCGATGGCCAGCGGCCGGGCTCCGGCCGCGACGAGAGCCGACGGACGCCCGGAGGCCGCGAGGCTGGAGACCCGCGGCACAGGGAATCCCGGCGTATTTACGGCGAGCGCGGCGACCATCTCCAGGCCGGAGCCGTACCGGCGCCAGTCCCCGGACAGCGGGGCGGCACGGAGGGCCCTGACCTGCTGCTCGGTGACGTCAGGACGGATCGCCCCAGCGACCCACACGCCGTGCTCGTCCTCTCCGGCCGCGACGTCCGCTACGACCGTCCCGGTGTTGTCGTAGTGCGCGGCGGCCGCCCGGTAGTCGCTGTGCAGGTCGGCGTGGCCGGTGCCGAGGGTGATGTGCCCGACGGGCACCTCCTGGCCCTCGGCCGTGAGGACGGCCCCGGTACGGAACAGCGCGTACCCGGAGGACGACCGGGGCGGGGTCACACACTGCCCGGCGAAACCCGTGTGGCACGTCCCCCAGGCCGCGAGGTGGCCGAACACACGGCCGTCTGCGGTCACGGTCAACGGAGTCGGCCGGCCGAGACCAGGGTCCGCGAACCAGGCTCCGGGCGGGTCGAGTGGCCCCCCGGAGGCCGTGACTGCCCCGACCTCGCACGGCGCGCACCTGGGGGCAGGCAAGACCCTGAACGCTGGCAGCCACGGCTCAGCGGCGGCCGTGACACCGGCGCCTGCGGGCTCCTCCTCGGGCTCGCCAGGCTCGCCGTCCTGGTCGGTGTCCTCGATCAGCTCGATCGTGCAGCCCCGGAACGCCGGGACGTTGCAGACCGTCGCGGCCGCGATCTCGGCGCTGGTCATGGTCTCCAGCCAGTCCGTCGGCCATCCCTCGTCGTCCTCCTCCAAGATCTCGACCTCGGCCTCCATCGCTGCGAGGTCGGCGGACACGCCGCGCAGGTGCTGGCCCCTCACGAGGTCCTCGGCCTTGATCGCGTCGTCGGTGTCGGCGAACTCGCCGGTTCCGATCCAGGCCCAGACCTGCCCGCCTGCGACCTCACCCCAGGTCTGGCCGGTCGCCTCATCGATCCAGGATGTGGCGTCCTCCCGGGACATCTCCGTGATCGACCCGACGACGGTCGCTCCGCCGTGGCCACCGAACTCGGGGGTCTCGAAGAGGCTCATCAGCGACATCGGCAGCGCCCGGTGGGTGAGGGCGCCCGGCGCGATGGTCCGCTTGTCGCCGGTATCGACTCCCTCGAAGATCGTGATGGCGCGGAACCTGGCTCCCATGGTCAACTCCTGTGCTGCCGGACGGCATCGGTGATCGGGGTGGGGGACTCCGGCCGCGAGGGACGGACGTTGGTGATCCGTTCGGTTTCCATGACCTCCCGGATCGGGGAGGTCAAGTCGGGGTAGCGGTCGAGGAAACCAGCCGAGATGTCGTCGGCGGCCATCTGCGCGACGAACGCCCGGTAGGCAGGGTCGAGGGTCGCCTGGCCGATCGCCTCCATGCTCAGGGACGCCGGGCCGTCGGCGTACACGGGCTGCGCGTCGCAGTGGCAGCCCTTGTGGTCCCCCGGTGCCAGGCGCGGCCCGGGCCACCCGGTGTGGTGCAGCGCAGCCGAGTCGAACGTCTCGAAGATCGTCCCGTCGAGGACCCGGTGCGGCTCGAAATAGTTCCGGGAGATCCCGTAGACCCATTCGTAGCCGAGGACCTCGACGCCAGCGGCGCGCAGGTGCGACTCCAGGATGTCCCCGGACGCGAGCCCCGTGACGCGAGCCCCTGCCTGAGTCGGCACTCCGTCCTCATTCAGCCCCGGAGAGGACACGGGGAGCCCCCCGGCGAGGGCCAGCGCTCCTCTGGTCAGGGACGTGACGACACCGGGCCGGCCAGGGTCCTCCCCGAGGTCCTCGGCCAGCCCGGTCTCGGTGTCGACGTCGAACAGGCCGCGTTCGGCGGTACGCGCGAGGCCAGCCGCGTACCACTCCCAGGCCGTCCCCGAGGACTCCTCCAGCCGGGAGAGGTCCTGCTCGGACACGGTCCGGCCGGTCATCGACTCGACCAGTTCGACGGCAGCGAGGACCGCGGCTCCGGTTAGGGCAGCCCACGCGAGGCCGACGGCATCCCAGGCACCCGCGAACAGCTCGACGAGGTCGATGCCGAGGCCAGCCGTGACCTGCTCGCGGCCGAGGGCCCGGGCCGAGTCTCCGGCCGGGACAGCGGCGACGATCGACCGCGCGTCTGGGTCCCGTTGCGCCATGCCCCGGACGCGGTTCGCGGCGCGCTCGATGGCTCGGTCGACGGCCGCGGTCGCGGTCGCAGCGAGCTGGTCCCTGACGGCCCGGTCGATACCAGCCAGCCGCCGCGATTCCCGGGAGTAGCAGCGCAGGACCACAGGCGGCTGGCCGGCTGCCTGGAGACCGGTCTCCGGCCCCGGAGTCGAGGCCTCGTCCTCCTCGTCCTCGGACTCCCCGGGCGGGTCGACGCCGGGGGGCTCGACGGTCTCGCCGGGGACGGTGGCGCCTCGATTGATCGCGGCGAGCTGGGGCAGGACCAGCATCCGCATGAGGGCCTCGGTCAGGGGCGCGTCGACCTGCCCGCGGGCGAGCGCCGTGCGCCGTGCCAGCTCCTCCTCCTGGGGCATGTCCGTCTCGGGGTCGAACCCCAGCGCGGTCACGAGGGCCTCGTCAGAGAGGACCAGGGCGGCGTGGCCGGCTCTCGCGTCCTCGGTCCGGTTGGGTCGCACGGTGATCGGGGAGACGTCGTACCAGAGGGTGATCCGCCGGGCCCAGTCGCCCATGCCTGGCACCGCGCGCAGGGCTGGCCGCAGGTACCCAGCGGTCAGCGCGTCGCACATCCGTACAAGGAGGGGCTCGACATGGTTCTTGATCGTCGAACTGTCGATCTGCCAGGCCGTCCAGTGGTTGACGTCGGCGAGGCCAGTGACGATCTCGGGGGGGACGTCGAGACCTGCCCCGATCCGGCGCAGCGCTGCCTCCCCCCGTGCCATCAGCTTGTCGTCGATCGGCGCGTCGAGCCGCAGCAGCTTGATCTTGTCGATGATCTCCCCGGGGGCCCTGACGACGATCGGGACGACACTCGATGCGTCGCCCTCGTCGGCGATGGACGTCGTCAGCGCACGGGTCAAGCTGCTCATGAACGTGTCCGCGCCAGGGTCGTCCGGGTCGTCCTCCACCCCGAGCGTCGACTGGAAGTCGATCTCGCTGGGCATCCCGAGGATCCCTGCTCCGGCGAACCGGGACCGGGCGACGGCCCGGATCGCGCGGGAAACGAGCTGAAGCTCCTCACACGGGCCACCCAACGCGGCGAGGGCACGCATCGGGGAGTCAGCCTGGCCACGCCACCGGGGGTGGGGGACCCACAGCCGGGCCACGTAGGTGCTCTCAGGGGACAGCCTGTCCTTCGGCTCGTGCCGCTGATCCGGGGTGTCTCGCAGGTACCAGCCCTGGTCCCGGGAGACCAGGCCCTCGATCGACCGGACCTCCCACCGCTCCTCCCCGGACTCGACCTCGGTGTACCCGACGAGGAGGGCCTCACCGGGCACCTCGAGGCACTCCGCGAGGGGCGCGAGCAGCTCACCCCAGGAGCACGTATCTCCGGTGAGCCGGGCCAACGCGTCGTTGGCTGCGGCGAGGACCTGGGCCGGGACCGGCTCGGAGGTGACCTCGGCAAGCGGGGTCGGCGGCGAGCCGTCCGGGGCTGCGAGGGCGGGGAGCACCCGGATCCGGGAGGCAGCCGACGCGAGGTACTGCATCGCGTAGCGGATCTCCCCGATCTGGTCGCGGTAGGCCCAGGCGTCCTCCTGCCACGCCGCGCGCTTGAGCCCCAGCGGCCGGGCCGGGTCCAGCTTGATCTGGCGTCCTGCCGCGGTAAGGACCTTGCCCGAGGGCCTGCTGGCCGGGCGCCGCTGGAGCAGACTCACGCCCCGCCTCCGATCACTCTCGTCCGGACAGCCACCCCGTGATGGCCGAGTAGGTCAGAACCAGCGCCAGTGGGGTCCACCACTGGGGGGCGAGGATCCGGGCGGCGACGATCGGGGCCGCCAGCCAGATGCTCATGCACCACGGGCACGTCACCCACTCGCCAATCGCAGAGTCACCCCACCGGTCGAGGACAGCATCACGGGGCACCCGGAAGATCGGCACGGAGTCGCGAGTCACCAGGCGCGTCGCCCGGTAGCAGGCGAGCGCGTCGATGAGGAGCCAGACGGCGACCGGGACGGCCGTGAGGAGGCCGGTCACTGGCCGGCCATCCGGGTGCAGACCCAGGTCAGGTTCGCCGGGTCGGGTCCGGTCCAGCCGCAGCCCATGCGGGTCACGTAGTCCGTGTACGGCTCGCATGACGTGATCCGGTGCTCGGTCGGATGCAGGTAGGCGATCGCCCCGCGTCGGCACTTGGCCTGGTGGTCGTATCCGGGCTCCATCAGCCGCCAGTCACCGGGGGGGATGTCGTAGAGGACGACCGACCCGCCGACCTGGACGTCCAGCCAGGGGAACCCCCAGCAGGCCCGGTCATCGCAGACGTCGGTGTGCCGGGCGATGACGACCCCCGTCGAGGCCTGCTCCTGGTCCTGCTGGCCGGTGACGTGCCAGATGACGGGGGCGAGGACCAGGACGAGGACCAGGGCCCCGAGGTGCCACCAGAGAGGCTCGGACCGGCGTAGCCGCGTCAGCGTCGACGTCGGGGGGCGGCGGGGCCGTCGCAGCGGCGGCAGCCGGTAGACCCGCGGCCTGGCCTTGTCCGTCGCGACCTGGAGGTCTACCGGGGGCAGCCAACGCGCGGCGCGAGGCGGCCGACGGAGGACGGTCGTCGGGGGCTCATCCAGTGCGTCCCGGTCCATGGGGCCTCCAGTCCGTGCACGGTCAGGGCGAGCCAGATCAGGTCGGGGACCGGTCTCCGGTCGAGCGGTATGAGCAGCGGCTCCTGGTCGTCGAGGAGCCACCAGCCGGGGGTGAGGTCTCGTGGCCCGAGGTAGACGGGCCAGTCACAGGGGTCGATGACCCCGGACGGGATCATGAGCCCCGCGCGGTGGGCCTCGATCGGGTTGGCGTGGCAGACGTTGTGGCAGCTACGGCACAGTCGCAGGCCGTTCGCCGGGGTCCAGGTGCCGCCGCGGGTCCGGGCGATCCGGTGCGCCCAGTCGAGGGTCTCTCCGGTGCACCCGCACAGCTCGCAGGCTCCTCCGGCCCGGGCCAGGACGATGTCTCGTGCCGCGCTGGCGTTCACCGGCGGGTGGCCGGCTCACCGGCGGGCCGCCGCGGGTGCCCGCAGGCGCGGCAGGTCCCGTCGTCGTCGATCTCGATGGCGCCGCATCGGGGGTGGGGGCACCGGTCGGGGGTCACCGGGGCGCATCCTGGTCTGGGCCCGGGCGGGGGATGAGGAGCACTCCGTCGCCCGAGCAGTTCGGGCAGTCGACCAGCTCGCCGGGCTCGTCACCTGTGGCCAGCCGGGACAGCGGGGGCAGCACCCTGCGCAGACCGGCGGCAGCGAGTTCCTCCTCGGTCAAGATCTCGAAGGATGCTCCGGCGGCGAGTACGACGGCGGTGGACCTGCCGGGGGCGGCCTGGCCGGCCACGTGGGCTACTGCCTCGACGACAGACTCGGTGGACTCCGCGGAATCGCTCGGGGCGAGGTGCAACACGAAGATCACGTGCCCGGTGTCGGGGACGTCCAGGACGGTGAGGAGCTGCTCCGGAGCGGGGCCTCCCTGGTGCTGGATGCCTGCTGTGCAGTCGAAGCACGTCGCCGGGTCGTGGCTGACGGAGCATCCCTGCTCTGCTGTGTGTCCCTGGCGGATGTGGTTGCTGGCCCAGTTCGCGGACCGGTCGACGGCTCCGGGGCCGGTGAAGGGCTCGACGTGCTGCGGGTCGCAGGTCAGGCACCGAGCCCAGTAGGTGTGGCAGGTGTCCTCCCTCATCGGATGCCTCCGGTGAGGTCTGGCGAGAACGGCTTCCACCGGGCGAGCGCGTTGCAGGTGCACCCTCGGGCCCGGGAGATAACGACGGCCTCTCCGGGGCCGACGAGGACGTTGACGGTGTCCCGGACGCTGGCCGGCAGCCGTGAGGGGATGTCCTGGCCGTCGACGAGGTCAGCGACGTAGGCCAGGGCCCGGGGGTCGAGGGGGTCACCGGACGGCGACACAGACGTCCAGACGTAAATGCGGGACCTCGTGACGTGGACGAGGGCCCTCCCGTAGACCGGTCCGGTCGGGAGGACCACGGCGGTCGGGTAGCACCGCAGGACCGTGACCGGCGAATCCTCCGGGACCGTAGCTGCCTCCGGGCGGGGCTCGACGGCGGTCACGACGAGACCAGCTCTCGGGTTGCCTCCGTGGTTGGCGTGACGACCTGGAGCCGCTGGAGCCACCCGCGCCGGGCCGTCGCCTCGTCTGCCTGTTCCCGGTCGGAGAGCGTCGGCTGGATGAGCAGCCCCAGGAAGCTGTCGCCAGCCGAGACGAGGACCGGGCTGGTGCTGCCCGTCGACTGGATCCGCAGCGGCGTCCCGTAGGCCTCACCGGCAGCCCGGAACATGGCGACGGCCTTCGCGCCGCACCGGTAGTCGTAGGTGGCCGGCTCCGACCTCGGCACGACGACCCGGTCCTCTACCCGCTGGAGCGCGTCCCGGATGACGGAGACGAAGTCGACCGGCATGTCGTCGAGGGGGGCCCTGGGCCACCGGCCCTGTTTGCCTGCGATCAGCCCGCCGACGTCGGTCGCGACGACGTACTGCTCGTGGATGTCGATCTGGAGCTGGTTGTCGGGGCTGAGGTCGCGGCTCGGGAAGATCCTCAGGATGTCGTCGGCGGTGCCTCGGTCGAGGTCGAGCCGGAGGGGGGCAGTCAGCGGGGTGGAGTCGGTGACGGAGACCAGGGCCAGGCCGAGGCTGTAGTGCCCGTTGGACGCGGTGATGCTGGCCAGCCTGGTGCTCGGGTCGACTGTGACGTGCAGGTGGGAGTGCTGGCTCGGGGCGTCCTTCGCCCGGTCCAGGTGGGGGAGGGTCGAGGCGAGCCCCTGCCTGAGGTCGAGCAGCTCGACGGTGATCGAGGCGATCAGGGGCCCTGCGGAGACGGACGAGGTCACGGGGCTCGCTCCAGGGGTTGCCGATGGGGTTACCTGCCCATCGTCGACCGGAGGTAGGACACCTACCGGCGGCGCGCGGCCGCGGGGCCTCGGGGGACCCGCTGGCCTCCCCTGGCTGGGGAGGTCACCGCGCCGGGGGTGTGCCGGTTGAGGTACGTCCAGGCCCAGACGAGGGCGTCCAGGCGGTTCGGGGAGTCCATGCCTTCCTGCCAGGTGACCAGCTCGGCCTCCAGCGCGGGGAACACCCCGACGTGACTGACCTGGCCGGTCTCGTAGGCCTGGGCGCAGGGCTCCGCGCGGGTGCGTTTCCCGCGGGTCGCGGAGACTCCCTCGACGCGGGCGGGGCCTAGTGCTGGGGAGTCGAGGACGCGGGCGGCGTAGGGCAGCAGCTCCTCCAGTTGGCCGGCGAGGACCTCGGCCGGGTCGGTGGCCGAGGCGACGTCGTCATCTCCTCCTCCGACGGCGAGGGTCTCGGCCGCCGCGAGGATGAGGGGTCGCAGCTCGGTGCCTTCCGGTGCCGCGATTACGCCAGTAGCGGCGAGCGCGGTTGCCTGCTGGCGCATCCGGGCCCAGGACGCGGGGACCGCCTTGCGCATCACCGGGTCGACGAGGTTCTTCTCGTAGACCAGCACGTCGGCCTGGTGGTCGAGGACGGCGCACCACGCGGCACGCCACTGCCCTCCGGCCGTGTGCCGGGAGGACCGGTCCCCGAGGACGTAGGTCCTGCGATCGGCGCCGATGCCCGCGGTGACGATGCCCGCCGCGTCGTGGCCGCCTCCGGTCGGGTCGACGGCGACGACGACCCGGGAGAGCGCAGGCGCGGCACGGGTCCGGAACGGCCGGATCCAGTCCCACTGGAAGATCCCGCCCTCGACCGGGGAGGGGTGGCCCTGGTAGAGAGCTGCCCAGGCCCGGGCCCCGACGGAGATCTTGATCCGCCGCCACTGGTCGCTGGTGCGGCGCCGGGCCGAGGCGAGGAACTCTCCGAGCCCGCGGCCGAGGGGGTCCGTCGCTGGGTCCTCGCACTCGGCTGGGATGTGGATGACCCGCCACTCCTGCTCGCCCTGCGGCAGGGCCTCGTCCTGGGCGATGAGTCGGCCGGCCAGGTCGTCCTCGTGCCAGCGGGTCATGACGAGGATGACGGCGCCGCCGGGGGCGAGACGGGGGATCACGACCTCCGTCCACCAGTCCCAGACCGCGTTGCGGTAGGTCAGGGAGTCGGCCTGTTTCCGGTCCTTCACCGGGTCGTCGACGATCATGATGTCGACAGGAAAACCCGTCAGGCCTGCCCCGACACCGACGGCCTTGACTCCTCCCCGGTGCTCGTAGAGGTCCCACTCGCCCTTCGCGGAGCTGGCCGGGTCGACGCGAATGCCGAGGATGTCGCGGGAGCCGCGGCGGGTCGAGGCATCCGAGCCGTGCTGAAGGACGGTGTCGCGGATCCACCGGCCGTGCCCCATCGCCAGGGTGTCGGCGTAGGAGCCGATCGCCACGCGCAGCTCGGGGTCCCGGGCCAAGAACCACAGGGGACCGACCCGCGCGCAGCGGGTGCTCTTGCCCTCCTGGGGGGGCATCGTGATGATGACCCGGTCGCTGCGACCCTCGGCTACGTCGAGGAGGATCTCGTCGATCAGGTCCAGCGCGGGGGTCTGGACGGTCAGCGGGTCGACGGCCCGGGCCAACACCCCCGGAGAGACCTTGACGGCCCGGGCCCGCCACCTGGAGTAGGCGGCAGCCCGGTGCCGGGCGGGTAGCCCTGCCGTCCCTCGCTGGAGTGCTTCCAGGGACCAGTGCAGGTCGGCCACCTGATCCGCGAGGGGCACCCGGTCGCCAGCCGGCTCACTCACGAGGGGGGCCTCCGGCGTCGCCACATGGCCTTACCGGTGACGGGAGACGTCCACCTCTCCCACTGAGACTCGACGTCCTCCGGGGCATCGGGGTGGCACGTCGAAAGCCCCCGGGCTGCCCGGGCTGCGATGACCCGGGCGACGACCGCGGCCATCGGCGGGTAGCTCGCGCCACCTGGGGCCCGCCAGGACCCGTCAGGTAGGGGCGTCCAGTCGGCGGGGTCGTGGGCCCGCCGGTAGACCCGCCCTGCCCTGCGAGTCCGCGGGTGCCTGTCTCCGGCCTCGTCGACACCGAGGGGGGAGAGGTCATAGGCCACGCCGCGAGAGGCCGCGTACCGGGCGACGGCCAGCTCCCGGAACCCCTCGCTGACGGCCCGGACCACCGTGTCTGCTCCTCGCCCGATGATGACCCACCCGACCAGGGCGGGAGAGGTCACCCGCACCCGGCCGTCCCCGAGCTGCTCGATCACGACCGGCAGGCTGCTTGCCGATCGGGATGCTGTCACGTGGGCATGGTCACCGGTCGAGGGGACACCCCTACGCCTGCCTCGCCCTGCCCGTGGCCGGCCGCACGGCGAGGTCAGCCTGCCGCCGGAGGACCGGCGCGAGGTCGAGGACCTGGGCGACGATCTCCTCGGCCTCCCGCTCGACGTCGGCCGCGCCGGGGCCCTCCAGGCGGGTCATGACGGCCTTGACGTGGGCGAGGTCCCGAGCGATCGACCGGAGCCGGTCCTCCTCCTCCATCAGGAGCCGCCACCACATGTGCTTGCCCGGCTTGGCCTCGGTGAGGGTGACGACGGATCCAGGCCCGGGCCTGGGCCCTGCGGGGGTTTCCTCGGTTCGCCGGACCAGGGTGGTGCCTCGGACGAGGTCAGCGGGCTCCAGGTCCTCGACCTGGATCCGGAGCCAGACGACCCGCCCGGCCGATCGCTCCAGCGCGTCCTGGAGCTGCTCGACAGCGTCGGCACCGCGCAGGGGGACGGCGTGCTTCGCGGCGAACCGCCCGGCGATGACCCGCCCGGCTTGGATCCGGCCGCCCGGGGAGTTGCCTCCGTGGTGGGAGCACAGGCCTGCCCCGACGTGCTCGGTGCCTCTCCCCGCCCGGGCCCGGCAGGGTTTCCCGGTGCGCTTGGACGTCGCTGAGCAGTACCAGCCTGGGTCCTGGGGACTCATCGGGTCACCGCCCTGGTCGGAGGATTCATCGGGTCGTGGTCATCGTGGGGCCGTCCGGGGACATGCCTCGGCCCCTGTCCCCGGATGGTGGGGGCAGGGGCCGGGCGGTCAGGAGGTGGTGGCCGGCTACGTGGGCTCGGTGGCCAGCTCGGAGAGACGGTCCGCTGCTCGTGCCAGCTCCCACCGTTCCCGGGGGAGCATCCCGGTGAGGATCTCCCGGGCAGCGTCCTCGTCCCCGGACTGGACGGCGAGTAGGGCCTCTGACTCCTGGTAGCGGGTCCCGTAGCGGCCGGTCACCGGAAGCGGGCCGCGGTCAGCCAGTCGCGGACGAACCGCTGGCCGTCGTCGTCGAGGCGGTCCCAGGACGCAGCGCTGAAGAGGACGGGGGTCCATCCGAGAGCTGCGACCGAGGAGAGGAGGGCCTTCTCGCCGCTGGACATCACCTGGTACGCGGGGATGTGCAGGTTGATGGCTGACGCGAGCGCGTGGAGGTCGAGGTAGGCCTCGGTGGTGCCCTGGTCGGTGATGGTCTCGACGGCTCCGGGGATCCGGTCGATGAGCGCTGCGACCCGGGGGTGGCGGCCGATGATCCAGGCGACGGCGGTCTCCGGGTCGGGGTCGCGTGGGGTGGCCTGCCCGGTGGTGTCCGGCCAGCGTGTGGGGGCGGTCATGAGGGGGCTCCGTCTGTGTTGGGGTGGGCCTGGTCGACCAGGGTCTTGAGCCAGGCTGGGGCGTCGCCGATCTGCAGCTCGTCGCACCACGTGTGTCGGGGACCGGCCACGTGGTAGTCGATGGCGCGGCTGGTGCTGCTCCTGGTGCCGTCGGCGCGGATGACCTGCCCTCGGGCCAGGACGGTGATCCGGCCGCTGGGATAGGTGTTGATCTCGACGGTGCGGGGGGCGATCGTCCGGCGTCGGCCCGAGAGGACGGCGGTCATGGTGAGGCCGAGGTCTCGGACGTCGTAGGTGGCTGTCTGGTAGAGGAGTTCGGGCCCGGTGGGCTTGGTCATCGGTCGTCCTGTCGGGTGGTCGGGCAGGGGGCTGTCCAGGCGCCGGCTGGGCGGTGTCTGCCGCGTCGCCAGCCGCAGTCGGGGCACTGTGGGCCGAACATCGCGGTCGCTGTCTCCTCGCTCAGGGGGGCAGGCAGGTGCGCGACCGAGGGCGGCGCGGTGTTGTCGAGGTGGGGGTCGGTCATCGGGATCCGTCCGGGCCGTAGGTGAGGTCGTCGATGACGGAGGCCGCGATGCGGGGCTGGGGTGAGTAGCTCGACGGCCGGACCGGCATGTAGGCGAGGGCCCGGGGGGGAATCGCGGCACCGGAGACGACGCAGGTCCACCCCTGGTGGACGACGGTGTGCCGCCAGGGCTGCTCTTTCCCGTCGACGTCGATGATCGCCCACCCGGGGCGGGGGCGGCGCACGATCAGGTACTTGCTCACTGCGGTGCGGTGGTCGTGGTCGGCTCGGGGCAGTCGTCCGTGTCGTCCGGGGCGAAGACCCGGGCGAAGGGCGGGGAGACAACGGCGATCCGCAGGTCGCGGGTCGCCGCGTCGCGGTGACGGTGCTGGGCCGCGATCGTGATGTCGAGGACCTCGAGCAGCTCCTGGAGGACGGCCTCGGCCTCGACGAATACGGCGGCGGCGCGGGGGGAGAGGTTGACCTGGGTGACGGGACGGCGGGACTCCTGGTCGGGGTCGGGGTCGGTGGGGTCGACCCAGCCCGTCATCCGCAGGATCGTCGACCTGCCCTGGACGGCCTGGAGGACGGTGAGGGTGTCGCGGCGGGTCTGGAGCGCGGCGTGGATCGCCTGGTCTGCGGTGCGGAGGCCTTCGCGTGCGTCGGCTGCGACCTCCTGGCAGCTCAGGAACGCGGTGACGTCGTGTGGGTGGCTCATGGTGTCGGTCCTGTCGTGAGAGCGTCGGCCGGGGCGTAGGCCTCGACCATGTCGGGGTAGTCGTCGATCAGGTTCTGGCCGGCTGCCGTGATCCGGTAGCGCAGCCGGGGGCGTTCGCCGGTGGCTCGGGCCCAGCCGTGGACGAGGAGCGGGGCGAGGTGCCTGGGGTTGATGCCGTGGGAGACCCCGGTAACGCGCTGGGCTCGGGGGGCTGGTGTCTGCCGGACGTCGTCGTTCAGGGCGAGGGTGATCAGGGCCCGCCAGGACTGGGGGGAGAGGTCACCGGGTGGCTTGCGCCGGGGCTGGCCGAGGCGGGGCATCGGGGGGTCCTTCCAGGTCGGGCCGGGCCCCCCTGCGGACTGCGGGGGGGCCCGGCCGGTTGGTCAGTTGCTGTGGGTCTCGCACCAGCCGACGATGGCGTCGGCGAGCTGGTCGGGGGTGACGTCCCGGGAGTCGCGGAGCTGGACGTGGAGGGTGTCGTCCTCGACCCAGCAGGAGGCTCCGAGCAGGTTCGTCGCGCGGGCGTTGGAGAGCTTCGCTCCCCGGAGGGTGGCCCACCAGATGTTCCCGGACCGGTACCTCTCGTACTCCAGGCCGATGGCCTCGGCGATCACGGTGTCGGGGAGGTAGACGCGGGTGGCGCCGGTCTGGGGGTGGGTCCAGGTGCGGCCTCCGGCGGCGGCGGCCTGCTGAGCGGTGAGGGCGCGGGTGGTGCTCATCGTGGGGGGTCTCCTGTCTGCGGGTGAGGCCGAGGTGGGCCGGTCAGTTGGCGGGCAGGTACGGCCAGTAGACGACGACGTTGTGCCCGAGCTGGTCCCGGTTCGACCGCGCGAACTTGATGATCATCTCGTCGATCTCGGCGGAGGCCTCACCGCTGGAGTCGGCCCGGTCGAGGACCGACGCGGTGATGGCCATGCCCAGGATCAGCAGGTCGTTGAGGGAGTCGAGCTGGACGGCGAGGCAGGACTCGCCTCCCATCCCGCGACCCGAGTAGTGGTCCAGGATCGCGGCGTTGAGGATCGAGTCGATGCTGTCGATGGCGTCCTGGACGATCTCGCGGGGGGTGAGGTCGGTGGGCACGGGGGGCTCCTGTCTAGGGGTGGTGCCGGGGGAGGGTGGTGGGGCTGGGCCCTTCTGGGGCCCAGCCGCAGGCGGTCAGCAGGCGTCGCAGTCCTGGTCGTCGCAGCAGCAGTGGGCGTCGTCGTCGAGGGGCTCGGGCAGGAGGAGGGTGTCGGTCCCCTCGGAGGTCGGGGTACTGGCGAGGTCCCAGAGGACCCAGGTCTGCCCGGCGCTGGAGTCCTCGTGCTCCGGGGTGGGTACGACGGTGCCGCGCAGGTAGGTGCCGATCGGGGCGGTGCCGTCGTAGACGGTGGTGCCGGGGGGGAGGTAGGCGATCCGGCAGGTCGGGACGAAGATTCGGGGCGTCGGGATCGCGGTTGTCGTTTCCATGTGACCAATATACGGGCTAGCCCGTTGCGTGTCCAACGGGCTAGCCCATCGGACACCGGGCGCCGGTCAGCCGTAGACGTTGAATCGGGAGGTCTTGCGGTAGGCGCGGCTCACCTGACGGCCATCCGGCAGCCGGACCATCACCGTGTGCCAGGGGCCGTAGCTCATGCCCTGCTCAACCACGGTGACCCAGCGGCCGGACTCGGGGTCGCGGATCGTGTCGTCGGCGCAGAGCAGGAACACCGAGCATCGGGCAATGAAGGTGGTCCCCTCGGGTGCTGTCCGCTTCGTCATGTGACCAATATACGGGCTAGCCCGTTGTCTGTCCAACGGACTAGCCCGTACGTGTCTAGGGGGCGGTCAGCCCTGGGGGCAGGGGATGTCGTCGGCCCAGACGTTCTGGGGGGTCACGAAGGCGACGCGGGAGGTGTCGCCCAGCGTGCCGTCGTCGGTAAACCCTGGCTGACCGGCCAGCGCCGTGGCGACGTAGGTGGTGACGTCGGTGGTGATCGAGATCGGGTCGGGCGGCGTGCCGTAGGTGCGGCTCCAGATGGCGGGGTCGATGTCGAGCCGGACGGCGAGGGTGATCTGCACGGTGGGTCTCCTGTCGGGTGGAGGCTGGGAGGGCGTCGGTGCTGCGGGGTCAGGCGTCGCGGACCTGGTCGACCAGGGCGCGGACGGCGCGGAGGTTGGCGCGGTCGCGGTCGCAGGTCGGGTACTGGGCGGCGGCGCCGTAGTAACGGCGGGCGACCCGCTGTGCGGTGAGGTCGCGGTCGGCGGTCCGGGCCCGGCGGATGTCTGCGGTGAGGATGCGGAGGTCACTGGCCGGGAGCGTCGTTGTTGTCATGGCTCCACTATACGGGGTACCCCGTATATGGTCCAGCTGGACCCTGCGCGGGGTACCCCGTATACGGTGGGGGCAGGTCAGGCCCCCTTGGCGTACTCGGCCTGCGCGACAGCGTCCCACCCGGAGGCGAGCAGGCCTGCGACCGAGAGGAACTCGTCGAGGGTCAGGGCGCCCCGCCCCGCCGCGAACCTCGCGCTGGCGTCGAGGAGATACCCAGCAGCGGACTCGATGGCCTTCCGGCGCACGGCCGGGTCCACGCTGGCCGGCACCGTCTCCGCGGCAGCGCACGCCGCAGCCCGGAGGGCGATCACGCTGTCGATCAGGTCGGGAGGCAGGACGGTGATCTTGTCTCCGGGGCCGAGGTCGAAGGTGATGGCTGCCCCGTTGGCGCGGGTGCGGGTGGTGAGGCTCCACCGGTCGCTGAACGGCGAGGAGGAGACCTCGAGGATGTCGGCCTCCGGCAGCTTGACCCCGTTGACCCGGGCCAGCACGGACCCGGCGACGTCGTTGAGGGCCTCCTGCCCGCGGTAGACGTTGATGGTTCGGGGGCCTCTCATGTCGGTGCTCCTGCCTGGGGAGTGGTGCGGGGGATGGTGAGGTCGAGGTCGGCGACGGCGCAGCGAGCGCGGTCGAGGAGCTTGAGCAGCTCCTTGCGGTTGCCCTCGATGACGACGGCCTCGTCGTAGTGCAGGACGAGGCCGATCTGCTTGGTCACGGTGTCCTCGCCGAACTGGTCTCCGGTGCGGAGCAGCTCAAGCGAGACGGCTGGGGCGTCCAGCCAGTCGACGTGCAAACCCATGGGGGGGCTCCTGGGGGGTCGTTGCTGCGGGGGGAGCCCCGCCCCCGGGCCACGGGGGGCGGGGCAGGTGGGCGGCTCAGGCCGAGAGGACGCCCTGGAGCTGCCGGATCGCGGCCAGGTCCTCGCGGGCGGTGATGCCCTTGACGACGTTGGCCATGTTGCGCTCACCGCGCTTGGCGTCGCCGCCGGAGACCCGGCTGAGGTGGTGCCGGTGGGTGTTGACCGCCTGGAGGACGCCCCAGGCGGTGCCGGTCCACGGGGAGACCCGCTCGTCGGTTGCCCAGAGCGCGGAGAGTTCGGAGCGGTGCTTCTCGGCGACGGTGCGCCCGGCGCCCGGCTTGGACGGCACGGGGGTGTGCGCGTCGAGGAAAGCTGCCCATTGGCGGTCGGTGACGGTGGTCGCGACCAGCTCCCGGATCTCGGCCGAGAAGGCGTCGGCCTCGGCGTAGACCAGCTCCAGTGCGTCGCGCACCCGGTGGATCTGGGTGAGGGAGCCGGAGGTGTGGCGGATCTTGATGCTGCGGGCGTCGCGCTCGACCCAGGCGGCGTGGAGGGTGTTGTCGCAGACGACCTCCTGGTTGCCTGCGACGAATCCGGTGGCGAGGGTGCCGTCAGCCGAGGTGGCGGCAGTGATGTGGGTGCGGAACTCGACGCCCTCGACGTTCATGGTCTCGGGCATGGCGATCTGGACCCAGGCGACGGCGCCGCGCCGGAGGAGTCCGGCCGACTCGATGACCAGCTCGCCAGCGGACTGGTCGAGGATCTGGGCGAGGCCTCCGAGGAGCCACTCGTCGTACTGGTGGATGCGGTACCCGCGGCGGAAGGTGCCGAGGATCTCGCCCTGGTCGTCGGGGCCGAACGCGCCGCGCGGGCGGATGACGGAGAGACGGTTGGGGTCCTCGTAGACGTCGGCGCCGTCCTCGGTGATGACGCAGGAGGAGATGGTTCCCTGCTGGAGCTGCCAGCCGATGAGGCGGCGGCGGACGTCCTCGATGGGGATGGGCCCGGCGTAGTGGTTGCTCTCGGGGCCCTGGAGGACGGCCCGGTAGTGCCAGGCGGTGCCGCGCTTGTCGGTGTTGCCGATGAGGGTCATGCGGTTGAGCCAGCGGTCGGATTCTCTGGACACGGGGGTCCTCCTGTTGTCGTGGTGCCCTGCGGTGCCTTACCCCGATGAATATACGGGGTAGTGCGTCTAGTGTCCAGCGGATGCCGGACTACCCTTCGCTGCACTACGGACTGGACTATAACGCGCTAGCCCGTATAGTGGAGCCATGGCGACGACGACCTCCCCCAGCAGCAGCCCCGCCCCCATGACCTCCGCAGCCCGGAGCCTCATCCAGCGGGCCGAGCGGGCAGGCCTTCGCCCCGAGGTCCGCCCGGCCTACCGGGGATCCGTCGACGTCGTCCTCAGCGGGGTCGGCCCCGACAGCGGGTTCGGCCGGATCCGCATCGGCGCCCGCTCCGGTCGCGTGATCGCCCTCGTCCTGCGCTGGGACAACGACGACCAGCGCACTACGGCTGCCGTCACCCACACGGGATTCGTCGCTGCCGCGACGGCGCTCGACACCTACCGCGAGATGAAGGGATGGTGATCTGCCGTGCCAACCGGGTGTAGCCCCCGACACCGGGGGTGCTGGCCAGCACATCAGCAGCTCGTCGAGGACTACCGGGCAGCGCGCCTCGCTGCCGAGCTGGCCCTCGACGTCGCCTACGGCGGCACCCGGGAGGAGCTGGCAACAGCCCGCTCCGGGGTCGTGACCTTCCACCGGTGGCTCGTCCAGACCACCGGCTGCTACCGGTGGCGGGAGCCACTCGCCACCCGGTGAGCCCCCCAGGCATGAGCCTCCTACCGTGGGGAGGCCCATGCGCCGATCAGCGTCCAGACGTGCCAGCGGTGGATGACCGTCGGGGCGTGCCACCCGGCCGTCACCAGGTGGCCGGCCAGCGACTCCCCGGTATCGGGGATCAGCACGCCGCGCAGCGAGCGCGCCTTCGCGACGATCTCCTGCGGGGTCACCCCCGCGGCGGCCTTGTAGTCGGCGAGGGCCCCATCTGCGATCTCCTGCCACCTGGAGTCCAGGTGCCGGGCCTTCGCCCCGAGGAGGATCACTCCGTTGTCGGCAGCCCGGTCCCGTGCCCGCTTGAGGACCTCGACGCGGTGCCGGGGGTGGATGAACTGGAGGAGCCACAGGGCGAGGGTCAGATCGGCCCGCTGGTGGCTCCACGTGTCGCCCTCGGTGAGGTCTCCGGCATGGAGGTAGCCGGTCACGTTCCCGTGGTCGACCAGGCGCCGCTCGGCCTCCTGGAGCATCGACGGATCGGCGTCGTAGAGGTGGGCGACCAGGCGTCGTTCGGGGTGCTGCTCCGCGAGCTGGGCGATCGTCCGGCCGGTGCTGGCCCCGAGGTCGGCGATGACTCCCCGGTCCGGCAGCGTGTACGAGGAGACGCCCGCAACGATCGCCTGCACGTCCTCATAGACCGGGAGGTGGGCGATGACGTGGCTGTCGAACTGCGCCCCGAACTGCGCGAACGTCCACGCTCCGGGCTGCTCCCGGTCCTCGATGTCCGTCATGGCTTGACTCCTCCGTAGGCAGTCCGGAACTCGGCCGCGTAGAGCCTGCGCGGATCAGGGACGGCACGCTTGACCGCCAGGTCGAGGCCTGCCCCGACCTGGAAGGCGACCTTGGCCCGCCACACGCTGGTCTCCGGGACGAGGCCCGCGGCCGCTGCGGCGAGAACCGCTTTCGTGTGGGTACGGCCTCCGGCAGCTCTGGTGACGGTCACCTCGGGGAGGGTCAGGGCGTAGCCGACGAGGCCGGGGTCGAGGAACGGGAGCCTGGCCTCGATCCCGTGCCTCATGAACACCTTGTTCGTCCTGGCGAAGTTCTTCCTGTGCTGGCCGGTGAAGGTGGAGGCCCGGTACTGGTGCCAGCCCTGCGTCTTGATCCCGTGATGGACCATGATCGACCGGGGGCTCCCGTAGGACGCCCACAGCTCGTCGCTGCCCTCACCGGAGAGCACCACCTTGTACCCGTCCCGCCGGATCGCCCGGGCGAGGTGCAGACAGGCCCAGCCGATCTCGACCTGGGCCTTATGCGGCTGTTCGACGGCGCGGACCGTCCGAGCCAGGTCAGCAGCCGTCGGCGCCGGTACGGGGACTTCACGCAGGGGGATGCCCCAGGACCCGCAGACGGCCCTGGCGTGGGCGAGGTCGAGGGACCTCGGGTTGTGGACGGCCGTGTAGGCGCCGACCTCGAGGTCGGGTCGCATCGTGCGGATGATCCCGAGGACCAGGGAAGAGTCAAGGCCTCCGGAGACGAGGACAGCGATCGGGACGTCTCCGGTGAGGCGGTCGGTGACTCCCTCCATGAGGTGGTGCCGGACGACGGCAGCAGCGGCCCGCGGGCCGTCCTGGGACGGGGTCAGGACCTCGGGGGCTGCCCACCTGGAGACGGTCGCCGTACGGCCGTCCTGCTGGACGGTCATGACGTGTCCAGGGAGGAGCCACTGGATGGTCGCCGGGTGGGCCCCGAGCTGGAGGAGCGCAGCGACCTCGGAGGCATAGGCGATGCGTGAGCCAGGTAGCCGGCCGACGTGGAGGGGGACCTCGCCGTAGCGATCGCGGGCGAGGTGGAGGAGCCCCTCCCGGTCGACCCAGGCGAGGGCGAACATCGCCCGGTCGAGGAGGGGCAGCGCCTCGGTGCCGTGCGCGGCGAGCAGCTCGGCGACGACCTCGGTGTCCCCGGTCGTCGACCAGGTGCGCTCGGGGAGCAGCGCACGGAGAGCGTCCGGTCTCCAGGCCTCCCCGTTGTACGTGACCAGGCTGCCGTCGCTGGCCGGCCACGGCTGGGCGCTGGCGGACGTGACGTCCTGGACGGCGAGGCGGGTATGGCCGAGGGCGAAGGCCCCGGACTCGGCCGCGCCCTGGTCGTCGGGCCCGCGGTGGGCGATCGCGTCGAGGCCCCGGATGACGGAGGGCAGGGGCAGCGCTCCTCCGATCAGCCCGCACACAGGACGTCCCGGGCGATGGTCGACGCGATCGCGCGCATCATCAGCGGGGGGACGGCCCGCCCGCAGCGCTCCCACCGTTCCTCGTAGCTGCCGGTGAGGGCGAAGTCGGCGGGGAACGAACTGAGGAGTCGCAGCTCGGGGATCGTGAGGCGACGCATGATCCTCCCGGGCGGCGGGGTGTACCTCATCGACGCGGTCGGTCGCAGGATCAGGGCCTTACCGGTCTCCGGGCAGTAGGGGAGGTGCTCGCGCCAGACCGGTCCGGGCTCGCCGTCGGCTGCTGCGACCCGGTAGTGGTTCAGGGATGCCGGTGTCGCGACGATCGTCGGTGACGGCCGGTCCGAGCCGTCGCCTTGACCGAACTCGCCTCCGGTGTCATGGACGTAGGTCGGCGGGGTCTCGACGACCACGCTAGAGGGAGACCTGCCGTTGCCGAACGTCAGCGAGGACCCGATCGTCGGGGACGGCCGGTCCGTCCGCTGGTAGCTGCTCTCACCGAACGGGCACGGTCCGCCGCCTTGGAGCTCAAGGGCGGGCAGGACGTCCCGGACGGCATACCGGTGCGACAGGGGACCGGGGTGAACCGGTAGCCGGCCAAGGTCGCGGCGGACACCGATGAAGATGATCCGCTTCCGGGCCTGGGGCACCCCCAGCCATTGGGCGTCGAGGAGCCGTGCCTCGACGCGGTACCCGCAGGCCTTCATCTCGGCCATGATCCGTTTGAAGTAGCCCTTGGCCACCCCGCGGACCAGGCCGGAGACGTTCTCGGCGACGAACACTCGGGGTTGGAGCCCGCGCAGGAGCCGGGTGTATTCGAAGAACAGGTCATCGACGCGCTGCCGGGTGGACGAGTAGGCCTTCGTCACTCCCCAGCCGGCCTCCCTGATCCCGACGGTGGAGAACCCCGAGCAGGGCGGGGAGCCGTCGAAGATGTCCAGGTCGCCGACGGCCAGGCCGGTAGCGGCCAGGATCGACTCGGGGGTGACCTCGCGGATGTCGGTGGTGTCGACGATGGTGCCGGGGGAGGCGTTCGCCCGGTAGGTGGCTGCGGCAGCCGGGACGAACTCGTTGGCCCAGATGACCTGGTAGCCGGCCATGCGGTAGCCGGTGCTGGATCCTCCGGCGCCCGCGAACGTGGAGATGACCCGGAGGCCGTTCGGGGGCAGGGCCCTGATCTCGACCATGGTCGGGACCCGGTAGGCAGGTCTACTCATCGGTGCTGGAGCCTGGGTTTCCCGACCACTGGTAGCCGCAGGACGGGCATTTGAAGGACGTCTCGATGGTCTCGTCGTCGTAGGACGGGAACTCGGCCGGGGGCTGCGGCTCCGGGGCAGGCGCGGGGGCCTCGACCAGGGCCAGGAGCCGATCGTGTTCGGCGTCGTCCCAGCCGGTGCCTCCGAGGCCTCCGGCAGCTCGGGCCTGGGCGAGGAGGTCGAGGAGCGCCGCTGGCTCGTAGTCGCGGCGGCGGGTGGTGCCGTTGGCTGCGAGGTTGATGCCCAGGGCCGTCTCGTCGTCGACCTGGATGACCTCGACCCTGGTGGAGGTCACCTCGTTACGGACCAGGGCAGCGCGGGTGCCGTGCCCGGCGAGGAGCTGGAGGGTCCCGTCGGGTAGCTCTCGGGCGAGCAGGGCCTGGAACTGGCCGAACCGTCCGACGGAGGCGTCGAGGGCCTCCTCGTCGTGGATGGTGGCGTTCCCGGGGAAGTCGGCCAGGTCGCCTGGGGCGACCTCGCGGTAGCCGAGGTGGGTGATGGAGGTCATGGCTCATGCTCGCCCCGGGCGGGGACGGCATCGGGCCCCCGGCCGGAGGGGATCGGCGCGGGGGCCCGATGGTTCTGGGGGCAGGCAGCAGGTCAGGAGGAGAGGGAGTCGATGACCTCCATCACGCGGCGGGCCCCTGCCTGGAAGCCCAGGCACCGTGACCTGGCCCAGGAGGAGTCGGTCACGCCCATCGCGGTCATGACGAGTCGCTGCCGGACCGCCGCGAGGGCTACGCCGGGGTCCTCGGTCACGTGGTCACGGGCCAGCTCGTAGGCCCCTGCCTCGCCCTGGACGGCGTCGAGGCGGTCGGTCAGGGACCGGAGCCGGTCGACGTCGAGGTTTCCGCTGTTGATGATCCGGGACATGTCTCGGCCGATCGCCGTTTCGCACTCGGCCGAGTGCCTGATCATGTTCTCGTTGAGCCAGGTCTGTAGCTCGACCTGCGGGGTACGGGCCTCGGTGGGCTGGGTCATCGGGTCTCCCTGGGTAGGGGATGGGGTGTCGTCGTGCCGACTATACGGGGTGCCGCGTATCCGGTGGTGCCTGTGAGGTGAGCCACGCGAGACGCGCCCAGGCTGCGACCCAGGGCACCGCGTAGGCGGCGGCGAGGGCCTGCCAGGCTGCCGGGGGGATGCTGCCCTCCCCGGTCGACCCGGCCACGAACCCGCCTGGGTAGAGCCACCCGAGGCGCAGGTAGAGCCATTGGGCGGCAGCCCACCGGCCGCGGCGTCGTTCGGTGAGGATCGCGACGCTGACGACCAGGGCGAGGCTCAGGAGGATCACGGTGCTGGGGCCGCTCACCGGTCAGGTCCGGTGGGCGAGAACGAGACCGGTGAGGTCGTCCGCGAGGTCGTTGAAGGTCTCGGCCGGCAGTACCGGGCCGAGGGCCTCGGCCAGGAGGATCTGGACGTCGTCGAGGATCCGGACGGCGTCGGTGTCACCCCGGGGGAGTGGGGGAGTGGTGTGCGTCATCTGGGTGCTCCTCCTCGCAGCCTCGGGTCCAGGTCCGGCCGTTGGCCAGGTACCAGCGACAGAACCCTGCTCGGAGCTGCTCTTCGTGGGTCCAGAGAGTGCCGTCTGCCATCTCCGCATCTGGGTAGGCCACCGCGCCGTCACTACTTAGCGCCACCAGACTGGAGCAATCGGCGCACTTCGCGCCAGTCAGTAGCCGGATCGCGAGCCGCTCGGCAGCGTCGTGCGGGGAGTAGGCGCTGGCGCTGATCGTCCCTCCCCGGTAGACGGCCGACGCGGTCCAGGTGCCGATGGGCTTGCCTGCGACCCGGGTGTGGCCGTAGCCCAGCGCGAACTGGTGCGCGCCGGTTCGTTCCGTCAGGTCGATCGCGGCGAGGACCCGGCGGGCTTCGTCGGGGAGCAAGGTCATGCTGGTGCCTCCTGGGTCGCGGTTCGGGGGACGGCTCACGGCCGACGCCATACGAGGGACAGCAGTCGGCAGTGGCCGACCCGGAGCGCGATGCCGATCACCACGCGGCCGGGCCGGTCGTGTCGCGGGTAGCGGTTCACCGAGAGCCGGGGGGGCTGCTCGGCCGTCGTGTAGACGACCGCGCGCAGCAGGGGCCGAGGACGGCGGCGGAGGGCACCTGGAGGGAGCGGTCGGCGGGGCCGGGGGAGACGGTCCATAGCGGTCAAAACTCCGTTACTTGACATAATGCACATTATCGGTCGCTGGCGAGAGGGGTCAGATCAGGGCCCAGACCGAACGCGGCACGGGTCTCGACCAGCGCCGCCAGGTGCAGCTCCCGGGCCGTCGCGATCCAGTCCCGCCGGTCGACGTGCTCCTCGTGCGTGCACGCGCTGACCGTGCTCGTGCACGCGATGATCAGACGCACGGAGGACCTCACGAGGGCCCGGGAGGTCACGTGGATCCCCTCGTGCGCAGCACAGAAAATCCACGTGCCGCAGGGGCCCGTCGTCACGTACCCGCGGCGGCCGCACCGCGGGCACGTGACGTTGTGGCGCACGGCCCGCTGGTAGCTCACCGCTTCCACCCCCAGATGTCCCGCAATCGCGGGAACCGGCCGGGCGGGGCCCACACCCGCAGCGGGTAGCTGCCGGTGCCGCTCCTCGCTGGGGACCTGGCCCACGGCGCGCGGCGCACGACGTACCGGCGACCGCATTCGGGGCAGGCCCACTGCTCCCCCAGCTCTCCCCCGGGCTCCAGCCCGACCCAGGTCACCGGGCCCTGCCTCCTGGTGACCTGGACGTAGGGCGGCTGGGGCCCGCAACCGCAGCCGATCACGGGGTCATCCTCTTCCCCGCGAGGTGCCCGGAGCAGAGCTTGCACCACGGGTCAGCGCAGGTCCCGTGGGTGACCGTGGCCCGGGAGACCCCGTGGTAGACCTCGTGCTGGTCCGGGCCAGCAGCCAGAGCCCGGTGCACCCGAAGCGCCAGGCGCCCGGCGGCGGCCGCGGTCTCGGTCCAGGAGACCGGGGGCTCGGCCAGCCCGGCGGCCCACTCCAGGAGCAGGGCGACGTCCTTCGCCTCGGAGATGTTCATCGGGGTCACTCCCCCGCGCTGGTGTTGTCGGCACCAGAGACGGCCTCGCCCTGGTTGACGTCCTCGACCTCGAGCAGCCCTGCCGGCCAGGACGAGGACCGGGCCGGGCCCGGAGCCGACCGGCGCCTGCGGGCCTCGTACCGCTGCTCCCAGGTCCAGCCCTCCGGCTCCTCCGGCTCCTCGTCGGCCTTGAGGTTGACCAGGGCCTGGAGCTGGCGGTTGCCGGTCTCGATGAGCCGGACCAGGAGCCAGAGTCCGGCGACGGTGAGCAGCAGGATGAGCGCGAACGTGGGATTCATGGGTGGTGCCTTCCTATGAGGATTCAGCGGCACGGAGGCGCGCTATCGGACCGAGACGACGGGCCTCGGATACGGCCTTTTCACACCAGGAGTGGCTCTTGCCCGTGGTGGCCATGAGCCGGGCGTAGTCGGGTCTCCAGGTGTCGGTCTCCCCCATCTCCCGCCGGAGCGAGGTGATGACGCTGTCCCGGTCCGGGGTCGAGACCTCGAGGCGGGCCGGTGCTGGCCGGGACGGGCTCGGCCGGGCTGGTGCTGGCACCGAGCCTGGTGCAAGAGCGAGAGGCTGCGTAGCGGGCAGCACTGGCCGGGGGGCTGGTGCTGCGGGAATGGCCTGGGTCCGCAGGATGGAGACCAGGGCACGGCGGCGGATGTCCTGGGGGACGTTGCTGGCGCTGGGGTCGAGCACACCGCAAGCGTCGAGGACGGCCCGGGGAGACAGCGACCCGGCGCGGACCTGGCGGATGAGGAGCCTGCGGATCCGGGCCGAGCCGATGATCGGCAGGGAGTCGCGCAGGACGGCGATCGCTGCTCGCTGCACACCGAGGTCAGCCGAGATCGTCGAGTGTGCGCCCCCGAGCTCGGCGGCGCGCAGCCACAGCCGGGCGGAGTCCACGGGGTGACGCAGCCACAGCCGCGCGGGGATCATCACGTCCGGCGTGTGCTCGGCCTTCCACTCCCCCTGGAACTTCCGGGCGTACTGCTCGATGAGGACGGCCCAGACGGTCGGGGCGATGACGTGCCAGGTGACGCCAGCCGGGCCGTAGTCCCGCAGTGCGGCGATCGCGTTGAGGGCGATCGTCCCTGCGATCGCGGTGTGGGCGATCATGCGCCACCCGTGGCGGCCCGGGCTGTGGGCTCGGGTGGCCGCGACGAACTCCAGGCTGGAAACGACGATCAGGAGGTCGACGAGGAGCGGGAACATCATCGCGAACCATGGGGTGCTGTACGGGGCAACTCCTGCCCGGAGGCCTTCGTAGGAGCCGACCGCGCCGATGACTCCGATGACGGCAGCGATGCACGCGGCGGCGATCCTCATGCCGATGGTGACCCTCGGGTTGAGGGTCGCCTTGGCCGGCACGGGGGCAGGGCCCGTCGAGGGCGGGGTCTGGTCGGTCACGATGCCTCCTGGGTGACGGCCTGGCAGGAGCCCTGGCCGGCCGACGGTGTGAGCTGGACGAGTCCGTCCTTGCAGAGGGAGTCCCTGGCCTCTCGGATCCCCTTGTCGCTGCCGAGTCCCGCGGTGACCATGTCCCGGACCGACTGGGGCCCGGGGTGCTCCCGTAGCCAGGCGAGGACCTTGTCCCGGACCGGGGACCTGGGGCTGTTCGTGTTGGCCCGGTCGAGGAGGACGGAGGCCTCGGCAAGGGCCTGGTCTGCGAGGGAGCCAGCGGCCTGCTGTTGCTTGGCCTGTTCCTCCCAGGAGGCCTCGATGCGGGCGACGGCCAGGTCGATGAGCGGGCCGGGGACGGCAGCAATGCACCGGTCGACGACGGCCTGAGTGTCCCGGACGTGGTCGACGCGGCCGAGGATCGGACGCTGGCTGGAGGGGGTGATGAGGTACCCGGTGCCGCCCTGCCGGGCGGGGATGACGGAGAGGTCGATCTGGCCGGCCATGCCTCCGAGGCCGGTCCGGGCAGCCCCCGCGTCGGAGCGCAGCGCGAGGACGTTCCCGGCCTGGAGCTGGGTCCGGAACACGTTGGATCCGCTGAACGCTCCGGCGAGGTCGGAGGCCTGGGTCGCGACGACCAGGGCGACCGCGGTTGCCCTGCCCTGGGTGACGATCCTCTCCGCCCGGGCGATCGCTCCCCTGATCTCCCGCAGGTGGGCGAATTCTTCGATCACGAGCAGGTACAGCGGCCAGTCGGGGGCTGGGGTGCGCTGGCGCATCATGTGCTCGTCGAGCCACCGGGACCGGGCCTCGTGGACCGCGATCGCCCGTTCGATCCCGGCGAGCGCGCTCGGCAGGTCGGTGCCGTACCGGTAAGCGACGGCCTTCCACTCGGGCAGGGAGGACCCGCCCTTGAGGTCGACCAGGTCGAGGACGGCGATCCCGGAGGCCATGATCGAGGACAGGAGCGCGTCGAGGGTCTTGGACTTGCCTGAGCCGGTCGACCCAAAGACCCAGCCCATGTACGTCCCGTATTCCGGGTCGTACCACTGCCAGCCGGCTCTCGACCCGTCGATAAGTGTGGACAGATCGGCGACCCCGGTCTCCAGGTCGAGCCCCAGCCCCGTGGTGACCTTGCCCGAGGTCAGCACCGAGTTCTGGACGATGGTCAGGCGCGCACGGCGCGCGGATCCGAGCTGCTCGATCCCGACCTGGGACGGGGTGACGTCGTAGGCGGAGGCGATCTTCTCTGCGCCCGCCCTGAGCATCGACACGGTCTGCTTGGCCCGGATCAGCTCGATGTCGGCTCGCCAGCCGTCGACGGTCCGGAGCGGTTCGACAGCGAGCATCACGGCTCCGGCGCAGCCGATGGCGGGCGCCAGGTCGCCGTGCCAGATGTCTTCGAGGGTCTCCTCGGCTGGCTCGGGCTCGGGGGGCATCGGCCGGATCCGGTAGCGCCAGGCGCGGGCGGTGAGGGCGACGGCAGCCGCGATGACGATGGTGTAGGGCCCGGCGAGGCCGGTGACGTAGGTCAGGCAGTAGCCGAGGGCTACGTAGCTCGCAGCGCGGGAGGCCCGGAGTCTTAGGCATATGCGCCACCTGATGCTGGTGAGGACCCTCCGGGTCCGCTGGGCTGCCGTCTCCTGCGGTGCGGGCTGCGACGGGGCGACCCCGATCGCGAGGCGGCCGACGGCGCGGCCGGACCAGTCGCCGACGGTCCAGTCGAGGACGGTCAGCGCGGCGCGAGAGGTACGCCTCCAGATGATGGCTCCGGAGACTCCGGTGGCCAGGGAGAGGTAGGTCAGGGTGTCCCCCGGCGGGACCAGGTCGAGGAGGACCCGCAGGCAGGCAAGGATGATCGCGGCGGGCAGGACGACGACGACACGACGGCGCCGGTAGAGCTGGTCGCCTTCCTCCTCGGTCCTGGCCGGCTGGGAGATGGGGACCATTACCGCGCGGCCGTCGGGCTGCCACACGGGGACGACGGGCTGGTCCTTGCCTCGGGCCCTGCGGGTGACCCGGCGGGTGGCGAGGGCCAAGGCGATTGGCCCGCCGCCAGCACCGCGCGGCGGCTGGGTAGGCAGCCGGTACGTCTTGGCCCTCGCCATGTCCTTACTCCGTCCTGGCCTGAGCGACCGTCATGTGGCCGGTGCCTTCGGGGGCGAGGTCTGCGGCCTCGATGAGCCCCGCGAAGTTCGTGCGGAATGTGTTGAGCGCGGATTCCATGTGGTCGATGACGTCGGATGCGGGGGCGATTGCTGCCCCGTGGAGTTTGAGGTGCGTGGCGCCGGATTCAGTGAGTGCGTTCGCTGCCGCGAGCAGGGATTCCCACTGCTTGATCCAGGCGCCGAGAGAATGCGCCTCGGTGTTGGGTGTGGGCTGTGCCATGCCGGTCTCCTTGGGGGGTAGGGGTGTCTGTGCTTGTGGTGCGCCGGGGGGGTCGGCCGGGCCATGGCCGGCCCCTCCGGGGTCTGGGGTGCTGCCCTCATCCGGTGTGGGTTGAGGGCCCTCATCCGGTGTGGGTTGAGGGCCCTCAACCGGTGTGGGTGGCTCGGGGTCGGCCCGCGGGGTGTTGAGGGCCTGGACTCGGGCCCGGATGCGGGCCCTCCTGTGGGCGGCTGCCTCCCGGCGCGCGGCGTAGGTGGCGTGCCGTGAGGGCCACTCCGTACGGACGGCTTTGAGGCCTGCCCTGCGGGACACCAACCAGGACCGGGCGGCTGCCTCGACCCACAGCCGGTAGCGGCCGATGCGGGTCTTGCGTAGCCGCTTGGCCCGGTCCTTGCGGCGGGCCTCACGCTGCTTGAGGGACTCGGCCTTCCGGCCGCGCCGGTAGGCGCGGACGGCGTGCCCTGCGTAGACGTGGCCTCGACCGGCGCTGGCGGTGTCTCCGGAGGTGAGGAGGACGGCGAGGACCAGGGAGATCGTGATGGGGTCCATCGGGTCAGGCCCCCAGCAGGGTGCTCATGATGTTGTCGCCCCAGCCGGAGGCTGCGATGACGGCACTGGAGAGGATCTCCCCCATCCGTCCGGGGACCGTCAGGACCAGCATCGGGATCGCGATGCCCCACCACATGGCCTGCCAGTCGATCTTGTCCGGGACGATCCGGTCGGGCAGGATCGCGGCGATCCAGATGACGCAGAGGACCGCGCCGATGATCCAGGGAGCTGCCGATCCGACGGCCTCCCCGATCAAGCCAGCGTTGGGCACGGAGACGTCAAAGACCTCCCCGATCAGGGCGATGGCCGCGCCGATGAGCTGGCCGGCCATCCCTGCGAGCCAGGTGATGACCGTCCGCAGGGGGCCACCGAGGTAGGTGTTGAGGACGGACCCGGCATAGAGCACCGCCAGGGACGCCAGGCGGATGCCGAGGTTGTACTTCCAGCTCCAGTTGCGCCACTGCATGACGGCGGCGAACACGACGGCTGCGAGGGCGAAAACGATGGATCCCATGCCCCGATCTCCTTGATCTTGTATCCTCGCGCGCGCGCGCCTTGCGCGTGCGTTGCGCGCGTCTGCGCGCGGTGCGTCCGGGCGGGAGGGTCTCCCCCGACTACCGGGTGCCGACTACCGGGTGCCGTTGAGACGAGCCTCCGAGGCGAGGAGGGCCCGCTCGATGGCGGTGCCGACGTCCTGCCAGACGGCGTCACCAGCGGCTGGTGAGACCTCCCTGGTCATTGCTCTGGCCCGGGCCCGTGCCTTGTCCCAGAGCCGGCTGGCCCGGGCCTCGGCCGGGGTCGGGTCCGGTCGAGGACCTCGAGCTGGCCTACTCCCCCGCGGCGCCAACGCTGCCGACCCCCTTCCGCCCGTCGCGGACCTCGGCCCGGTAGTCGGCGAGCCAGCGGGTCCGGTTGTTCTCCTCGACCCAGGAGAGGAGCACGCCGCGGACCTCGTGCCAGGACCCGAGGTAGATCCCGGTAAGGGTTGCCTCAGTGACCCGGCCGCGCTTGATCCGGACGGTGTAGCTGCCAGCCTTGAGCCGGTCACCCATGATCACTTACCTCCGATCAGGGAGAGGACGACAAGGACGGCAGCGCACAAGGTGATGATCCACTTCGCGGAGCGCAGGTCGTCCGGGAGCAGGATGGCGACGACGCAGAGGACCATCCCGGCGGCCGGGACCCACCTCTGGGCGAGCAGGCAGTAGACGGCGAGGGCGACCCCGTAGGTGGTCAGCCCGGCGGCGACGAAGCGGCTGCTCATGACTGGCCCTCCCGGGGGAGGAGGTGGAGGCCGGTGATCTGGTCCTCGGGGGAGATGAGGGATCCGACGATGTGCCCGCCAACCCACACTGAGCCGGAGGCTGCCCCGTACGGGTTGACCACGACCATGCCCTCAGCGGTGCGGGTCTCATCTGCCGTCCCGTGAGGGGTCCAGCAGACCCTCACGCGGGTCCCCCGGATGAGGGTCCCGAGGGTCCTGCGGGCATGGGACGCATGAGGGGTGTAGGGCGTGACGTCCGTCGCGTAGATGTGGGAGGAGGCAGCGAAGGTCCGCCACTCCCTCCAGGCGGGCTCGCCCTCCTGATGAGGGCTGTCGTAGCCCTCACGGAGGGCGCAGACGTGCTGGCCGGGCCGGACCAGGATGTGGCTGCCCTCAGGCGGTGAGGGAGGGGCTGTGGGGACGGCGCT